ATTGTATAGCACCATCAACTGTGAGTCTTTCTAAAGGTCTACCACCAGTAGTATATGTATTACCATCACCTGAGTCATTTTCCATATCAGATTCTGATGCTTTATCGTAAACACTTGTATAGGTTGCAACGTTGGCAAAGTCTCCCACAAACATCGTGGACTTACCAAAGTTTACAAAGTGTGCTCGTTCAACACCAACAATGGTATTACTGTATGTTCCTATTGTACTTAACGCAATATTTCCATTTGAATTGTCACCGGTAGTGTCTGCTCCGGTGTAAGTTGAGACACTATCACTGGCATCTGTGATCATACTAATATTACTGTTTTGAATTACTAGTCCGCCGTTGCTATCAATGTTTCCTTTTCTTAATACATAGTCTACGTTAGAAGCAAAAAATTGATTTGATCCTATTTCTGTATTGCTGTTTCTTGCATGTATAATATTACCAGTAATAATTGTACTAGGAATACCTGCACCTGCTTCTACAGGCCAATTTGGGTCTGTTCCATAACCTGGAGAGATTAAAACATTATCTCTGAATACTGTTTTCTTGTCTACGTTTTGTGGTCCACTTAATGGTGTACCTTTTATCAATACAGGATATTCGTTTGATGCATTTGCACTATCATTTAAATTTGGTTCTATGATTATATCAGAGTTACCAAATGCTATAGTAGATGCATTACTTGAATTACCTGTGTGGCTAAATCTATACCAGTCAGATTGTAATTCGAAATTTTTGTTTACTAAGTTTCCATAGATGTTAGTGTTTGCACCATCTACAGATGACGCAACAACTGTGTCAACATAGTTTTTAGTTGCGGCATTTGAGCCACCTGTTGGACTTCCTGACAATGTGAGCTCGCCAGTCATTGCAGTATTACCGTTGATTGGTAGTCTTTCTATGATGTCTGCATTAGCACCAACAATTTTTGCTGTTAGAACGTTACCTAAATTTGCATCGTCTATTAAAGCATTTGCTATTTCACCTAATGTATCTAGTGCCGCTGGTGCGTCACCTACTAAATCTACTATTGCTTTTTCTACATAGGCTGTGGTTGCAAGAACCGTGTTGTTTGAACCTGGAGATTGTGTAGTTGCTGTTGCTGTTGCACCAGTTAAGTCTACACTACCTGTAAATGTTTTAGTACCAGCAATACTTTGATCGCCACTTGTTCTTAAAACTGTACTATCTACTTCTATATCGTTTGCATTAGCAGTAATACCATCGCCACCTATAACGTTAAATGTTCTTGATGAAGCAATCGTACCGCCACCTGTTAAACCTGTGCCGGCTGTAAGTGTTACGTTATCATGATTTACATGCTCTGCCGCAACATAACCGTCTAAATTATCGTGTTGTATTTCACCTTCAACTGCTTGGAAGGCTCCTGTTGAACTATTGTAGTCAACACCATTACTTGCACTTAGATGAGCTCTAACATTACTTGCTGAATTATCTATCCTTGTTTGTACTTCTGCTAAACTTGGACCAGTGTAAGTAAATACACCTGTTGAGTTATTATATGATAAACTTCCGTCGCCGCCTGTATCAGTTACACTAACATTAGATCTTACACTTGCTACAAAATTGTTTATTTGGCCTGAACTAATATTTGCTGATTGTTCACTAGCACTTGTAATTCTACCTTTAGAATCTACTGTAAAACTTGCTGTATGAGTTGCATTTCCATATGACCCTGGAGTTACTGTTGAGTCGCCTAAGTCTATTGCTACGGCTGATGCGTCATTTACTGTATTTGTAGTTACTATTAAATTACCATTGCCGGCGTCAGCAATACCTGAAACATAAGTTCCTATAGTATCTGTACCTAGTGTTACACTATCTGGCTGAATAGTTGTTATTATACTAGGTGCCCAACCACCATTTGATGTCATTCCAAATGTTGCACTACCTGTAACATCACCTGTTAAAGTAAGTGTAATATCTGTGGTTAAATTATGTGCTCTATTTGATGTGCCTGTAAATCTTCCGGAAGTCATAGATGTATTTGCATCTATATAAAATGTTGTACCGTTAAATGTTGTACCGTTAAATGTTGTTGCATTAGCAGTTGTATTAGAATGTATAGCATTTGCGGTAAGAATACCGTTTGCTGTAATATTTTGACTTACATCTACTGGACCAGTAAAGTATGTGTCTATAGTACTGCCGTTTTCTAGTGCAAATACTAAGTCTGAGCCGTCCCATGACATCTTAGCACCTGCAGGACCAAACTGATAAAATGCTGTTCCACCGTTTGCTACTGCATCATTGTCAAAATCAATAATATACCCATCTGAAGAATTTTGTGCAACTGTATCACTTACATAAACTGTAGTGCCTTCAACACGAAGATCACCTTCAATAACTGTGCTACCTGAAATGTTTACATTACCGGTAACATTTGCTGTTCCCCCAACTGTTAAATTACCTTGTTCGTTGATAAACAAGTCACCGTTAAGGTGTAAACTACCATCTGGGTTAAATCTTGATTGTGTTGTCATTTATAAAATCCTAATCAGCATTTTGCATTTATATGTATTTATCATTTTGATACAAAAGTCAAAAAAAAGCATCTACCGAAGTAGATGCTTTAATTTTTGGATGTTTCCTTTTAAGATTAAATCTTACTGGAATGCTACGTTGGACAATGTAATTGCATCAACGTAATCTGCCGCGTTACCCAAAGATGAAGCAGTATTTGTAAGTTCGATATAACCATATCTAGTCATAAAACTTACTACTGGTTCAAAAGTAGCAGGATCCATAACAGGACCTGTACTCATCAATGGAATGTAAGGACAGTAGAACGCAGGTGCGTCTGTTTCGCTTGATCCTTTGTATCCAACTAGGACTTTAGTTCCGTCTGCCGCATAACTGTCAACAAAAACTTTGATAGTACCGTTAAGTACACCAGCAAGTTTTGTGTTAGTAGGTGCGTCAAAAGAACCTTCTGTAGTTCTAGCAAATGTTGAAGTTGTAGCAGACTGAAGAATAGTTAAAGCCTCAGGAGAAACTACGATGTAGTTACCTGCGCCTCTTCTTGTTCTTGCCGCGATTCTGTTAGCACTTCTGTTGATTTCAACTGCCAATAACGCATGTCTATCACCTACGAAAGTTGGTGTATAGTCAGAGCTAATTGCGCCGAAGTCTAAAGATGTACCTGAACCTGCTAAAGATCTTAGTGAACCGATAATTTCTTGGTCGATTTCAACTACGATTTCTTGAGCTAGTGCCTGCATAATTTCTGCTTCTACGTCAAGACCGTGCATTGCTTCAGCATCTTGTGCCGCTTCAAAGGTCCATCTTGCTGATAGACGTCTTGTTTTTGCTTCTACAGTTTGCTTTAAGATTTGGATGCTCATTTTCTTACCAGGTTGTCCCTCTGCTGATGCTGTTGCATCTGGGTTACCTGAGTACTGATTAGCAATCTTAAATGGTGAAAGTGCTTCATCACCTGGGTTTACACCAGATGCACTCTCGGCATACCTTGTTCTTAAGGTATGGATTTGTCCTACTGGACCACTCATAGGTTGAACACCCACAAGTTCGTTAGCAATAACTGAAGGCATAACCCTTCTGATTAAAGGTAACATTACTTTGTTTAAAGTAGCAACGTTGCCAGCCTGTGTTGCACCGCTTGATGCTGATTCCTGAAGATGTCTCTTAGTATTCTCAAGGACTACGTCTAAAGTGCTCTTTCTAGAACCGCTTAAACCTTCAAGTAGTGCGTCCTTTGTTGCTGACCAATTGCTCTCAAATAATTCTGCCATTTCTTATCTCCTAATTTGAAAGTCCGGCTAATTTACGGATTTGGTTTATTTCAACCACGTCCTGTTCATCTTCAGATGAAGGCTGAACGTTTTTATTACCAGTGTGATCTTTTCTCACTGATTCTGTCAATGGTTGTCTTTCTTCGATAGTGACTTTTTCACCATCCAATACAGATGGTAGATACTTATTGAATTGCTTCTCTAAGTTATCTGTTTTTACACTTTCGAGTAAATCGACCATCAATTCTTTTTTTGCTTTAGATAAAGGTTTGAGAAGCTCGTCAAGTTTTTCCTTACGGTCCATCTTGTCCATTGCAACTCTTAACTTACTTTCAGTTAAAGCAACTGCTTCTGCTTTTGCTTCTGCTTCTGCTTTGCTTTCTGTAAGTTCTTTCTTTACTTCAGCGATTTGTTTTTGCAAATCTTTTACTTCTGAGCTTTCGTTCAAGTAACTTGATCTATACTCATTAGCAAATGATTCAAATATTCTACGACCAAAATCGTTCTCTCGGGCGGCTGTGATATCGTCTTTAAATGTAGCAACATTCTCTTTTACAATCTTGTTTACTACAATCTCAACTTTGTCAGCGGCTCGTTTAATGAAGTCTGCTTTCGATTCAGCAAGTTGTTTTTTGCCTTCTCTTACCATCTTCACTTTTTGTTCTACGAGTTCTTGCTTATCAGTGTGGAACTCTTTTAATTCAGTTGCTAATTGCTCAACAACAAAATTATCAAGTTTAGAAACATGTGATTGAACGTTAGTTCTATCTGCTCTTAGTTCTTTAACTTCTTTTGCAAGATTTTCTGCTACAAACTTTTCAAGTTTTTTAGCATGTTCGCTAACAGCCTTTTTGTAAGCAACTCTTTCTTCAGCGACTTTTTGCTTATCATCGGCAAGTTCAAGCATTTCTGCTTCAACTCTTTCTTTGATAAACCCGTCAACTGCTTCAACAATAAGACCTTTGTCATGCTCATATCTTTGAGCAAACTCTTCTCTTAATTCTGCTGTGAGTTGTTCTTTGGCTTCGGCAAGACGACTTTCCCAGGCCTCAACGATACTTTGACGAGTTTCCTCGTTTATATCGTTAGACTCGATTAGGTCCTCAAAATTTACTGCCATAGTAGTCTCCTACCTCAATTTTAGCTCGTTTATAAATGAAACGATTGATTTAGTTAAGTGCTTTTCTGCACTTGGGTTACCGTGTGTATAGTCTTGGGCAATTTCATGTATCATGCTACCGCCTCTCATGTTAAATAATGACTCGTATATAGTCTTTGGATATGCATCTGGGGCCGAAGGCTGTGCAACAATATCAACAGTAACAATATCAAAATCAGACACACGACCTGATTCATTTACGTTACCGCTACCTCTACTGCTTACACCTAGTTTTGCACCTGCTTTTAATAAAGCCTTTGCAATATTTCCCATTGGCGTATCTATGATTTTCAACTTCCCTAGTCCGTCCGAGCCATCGCATTGCATTTCTGTAATGATATGACTCACTCGGTCTAAATTGATTTGAAGTTCTTCTGGATGATCTAACTCACCCATTACTGTCTCACCTACTGATAATCTTTTAGTGACATTTTCAACAGCACGTTGAATTTCATCTTTTGGATAAACTCTTCCATTTTGATTTTTAACATCGCCTTGAATGAATAGTCCTTGCATGAAAAGGTCCTTACCGTCATTAGATTCGAGTAACTCGATTCTATTTGAGTCTGGTCCTAAATATTCGTATAACTTACGCACCGTTTAAATTACCTCACTAATTAAGCCTTTTTAGGCTCTACTTTAATATTATCTGTTGGTGTGTGGTCTTTTGCTGAATCGCCTTTAACGCCTTCGCTACCATCGTTGATTTTAACAGGGTTACCTGCGCCATCTACTTTAGTACCTTTTGGCTTGCTTGATAAAGGTGACTTATCTGCAATTACTTCGCCTTTAGGCTCAGCAACCTTATCTTGAAGTTTTGTTGCTTCTTCGACAACTTCGTCATCGTCTTCTTCAACTACTTCTTCGTCTAAGTCGTACTCTACTGATTCTTCTTCCATTTCCATGTCATCCATTTCTGGTTCCATGTCCATTTCAACTTCTTCAGCATCGTCGCCTGCTTCGTCGTCTTCATCATTTAAAAGTTTTTCAAATTCAGCTCTTAAATCTTCTAGTTCGTCTTCTAAAGAATCAACTTTATCTTCTAAGTCTTCGTCTTCTTCTGCTTCACCTTCTTCTTCACCAACTTCGTCGCCTTCGATATCATCGTCTGCTTCTTCTACGTCGGCTACAAAATCTTGCTCAGCATCTGAATAGTCTACAAACTCGTCGACTTCTTCTGCTTCTTCAACAGCCTCTTCATCGGATTCTTCAGCCTCTTCAACTGCTTCTTCTTCTGATTCTTCTGCTTCTTCTACAGTTTCGTCATCGTTAGTTTCTTCTTTTTCAGCAACTACTTCTTCTTCGTCTAAGATACGCTCGTACTCTGAACGAGCAGTTTCAACGACGTATTCGTGAAGTAGCTCTTCGGCACGCTCGTTATCTTCAGCAAGTAGTAGTTCTAGAACTTGTTCTAATTTACTGCGATCTGACATTATGAGCTCCTATATTGAATATATAAACACATCTGTACTCATACAAATACAGATTATTGTAGTAGTACTTATGGTTAAGGTGTTATTTTAGGCAGAAATAGGCAAAAAAGAGCCCGTTTTGCCTAATGTGTATGAAATTTCTGTTTTTTTGTCGTGTAACATTTTAAAATTACAAATGTATTTAGTATTGTCTACTCTGATAAAATAACTTCACTTAACTGTTTAATTACTGTATCAGCATATCTAGTGTGTGCTTCTTCTGGCAAGTGATGATCATATTCTGGACCTTTGCTGTTTTCCCAACTACCCCATATTTCATCACATACTTCTAGGTAATCTGCAATTCCTTTAGGTTGTAGGTTGATTTTTGGAATGTCCCAACTAGAACTTTCTTCCGAATAAATGTTAGGATTTTTCAAATCAAAACTCTCTGCCCAGTCAAATGTATTAGGTGAAAATAAGTATTTTTTGCCTTTTAAATGCAGTTTATATAAGGAATTTTGTAGTATCATTTGTTGTTTATGCCTTTCTAAATCGGCGTCAAAAAGGTATAAAAACCATTTTTTAAATGCATCATAACTGTTTTTATCGAATGCTTTACTGTATCTAGGCAACAAATACAAGTCGTCTAATTCACTATCTAAGTTCTCATTAAGTATGCTACCAAAACTATCTATGAGTATTGTTGGGTCGTACTTATCGCCATATCCAGGAGCATGTTTATCTGTGAATTTTTCTATTAGTTTATGGTCGTAATCTACGTTATGATAATGTTTTGTAGGATTGTAACGTTTAGAATTTTTGAGTTTAAACTCACCTCTAGTAGGTGTTGTAGCATTTATAATAACTACATCTGCATTTAACTCTTGTATTGCATATTCTACTTGCAATGCAATACCAAAGTTGCTACAACCTGGTTTTGCTATGTTTAAATAATCGTAATTAAAATGATCTGCTACTTTTTGACCAAACTCTATATTAGGATGTTGGGGGTCGCGGCAACTCCAACTGCAACCGCAAACTACTAGCAACATTAGAAACCGCCTGCGTCGCCTTGAGGTTGTTTTGCATACATAAGTGATGCAAATTTTTTCTGTTCAATCTGTTCGGACTTTTTGATTTCTCTGTATTTTCTTAACTTATTAAGTGTTTCTAATGTAAGTTTTGTTTTTCTTACATCATCAATCTTTCTACTAGCACTTCTATCTTTTTCCGGATTGTAAAATTCATCTAATCTCATGCTTACTCCTATATTTGTTCGCTGGCATCAATACCAGGATTAGCAATATCTACGTCTGGAGTTTCAACTTCATCTTCTGGCATTGGTAAATCGTCAATTGGTGCATCTAAATCTAGTGGAGCACTAGGTCCGGGTCTTACACCAACGTTTCGTAAATCAACTTGTTGTTCATCTTGTGTATCAACTTGATTTTCCATTTTCCAGTAGTATTCATTGTCTTTCATTTCTTCTTCGTTTAAGCCTAAGTACTTCTTAAGTTTAAACTGTTGAGACAAGTAAGGTACTGCTTCTAAACTTGTAAACAGTTGAGCTCGTTGAGTATCCATATCTAATTCTCTGTAACTGCTAAAGTTTTGAGGTTTAGTAAACTCAATATTAAATGTTGAATTATCTATCTCAATGCCTTTGTAGTTTAAGAACATTTTAAACTCTCTGTCTAAGTTTCTAATAATTTGTTTTTGTAACCTTTCACAATATTTTGCAAACTGATGCTCTTGAATGTATGCTACACCCACTTTACCGTCATTTACTTGTGCTGATCCATCGTCTGGTCCAGTTGGTAAGTATGAACTTGGTACTCTTAAACCTCTAAGCAGTTTGTTGTTAAAGTATCTTAAGTCATCTATTTGACCTAAGTTATCACCACCTGGTAGTGTGTCAACTTTTGAACCTCTACCATCTGCCGTTTGAGCAAAGAAGTAATCTTCCAACATGCTCATTGGATTGTATGCCGCATCGGCTACGTTACCACCATCTTTGTTTTTGTTAGGTACACGTTTTTGTTGCACTTCATACTTAACACGTTCTAAGTACTGTTGTGCTTTGTGTGGTGGCATATTACCTACATCAATAAAGAACACACGTCTTTCAGGTGCTCTGTGGACCCTATATATTAGTATAGAGTCTTCTAATAATTCTTTTTGTTTGAAAACTTTAAATACTGGTTCTAGTATGCTGATACCAAAAGGCCAGTTGTGATCCATACCTTCTGTTAAACTAACATGTACCACATGTTGTGCATCTACTGGTGTACCGTATGTGGCTCCTGCATCACCTGTTTGTGTTCCATAATTAGTAACACTAGGTCCAACTGGTGCGTACATGCCTGTTAAACCTTGTCCACTACCATATGGTCTTGCATGTATTGGTGCAGTATTAGTTGCGGCTAACTGTTCAAAGTTTGCATCTAAGTTTTTAATAAAGTAAGTTTCAATTTTCTTACCTTCACTCTCATTTACAACTACTTTCTCTACGTTAGCAGGATCTACCCAAAATAGTTTATATGTTTCTGGGTCTCTGATAAAGAATTGATCACCATACTTAATAGTACTACGGAACATTTTAAATGATCTACGTCTAAAGTCATTAAGTTTATGCCATTGCTCTAATGTTTTACTAAGAATACTCATCTCAGTTTCACTAGGATCTTCTTTGAATTTTAGCACAAAAGGTTGTTCAGTATATTCATCGTCTTGTGTAGAAAATTCTGCTAGTATATCTAATGCCGCATTGATCTCTAGATCATTGTCCATTTGATCGTACTGAATATAACGCATAAGTCTATTAGGACTTCCTGCATATACTTCGGGTAACCAACTGCTAAAACGTGCGGCACCAAATTGTCCTGTACTAGAACTAGAGTCTGATACATTGCTAGGTAGTCCGCTGTTTGAACTGTTAAAATATTTTCGCCAAGTTGCCATAAGTTTCCTTTGTCTTGCATATATTTATCACTTTTTGGAAAATATGGAATTTTTTTTGATTAGATGTCTATTTCACCAGTTGCTTTAACTTGTTTCTTGAGAAGTTTAATTTGTTCGTGTTGTAACGCAACCATTTGTTCTAAGTAATGTTGTGACATATCTTGTGGTGCGTCTGGTTTTTTAGGACCTACCATATCAGCATTAGTTTGTGTTGGTCCTGTTGCACTTGGTATTTCTGGTCCAATAAGTTCACGTTGTCCTGTTACAGGAACTGCTTTAGGATCAACTGATTGGCTTTGTCTGTCTGGCATCTTTGCAGAACCAGACATTATTTGTTTAATATTTCTTGCGGCTTGTACTCTTTGTTGTTGCTCTGGAGAAAGTTCAACTGGCTTGCCGTCACGCATTGTAACTACGCCACCTTCTTTCCTAATTTGTTTTGCACCTTGCATATCAGCAAATGGATCTTCTTCGTTATTCATACCAAATCCAATCGGTGCTGGACTTTTCTGTTTTGCTGGTGCTTGTGCTTGTGGCATTACTCCCATTGATTTTAACAATACAAGTTTTGCCATTGAACCCATGCCTAATGATTCTAATGCTTTAACCATTACATAGATACCATCTGCAATAACCACAAACTTGTCGTTTATTTTATTTGCATCTATGGCCTCTAATGCACTTTCAAATTGTCCCATTGTAGAACTCATATTACGCATTTCTTTGGACATTTCAACAATGTGTTTTGCATTTTGAGAAAGTGTTGCTAATTTGTCAAATGGTGATTCACTGCCAAACAGTTTACCTAAACCATCTAGTAACCCACTTACTAAACCACCGGCACTTAATGCCATCATACCTGCCGCTAAACTTAATAATGCTGGAGCGGCCATTAAAAGATTTAACCAATTTACTTGAGATAATGCTTCAAACAATTCTGGTAATCCTTGAGATGCTTTTGCGGCCAATGCCGCACCTATGGCAAATGGTACTAAAGCAATACCCATAAGTCCTAATGCTACGCCAGTAAGCAATAAGCCAGGAATAAATGGTAACATCATAGTAAATGTTGCACCCAGTACTAATAACGAACCTGCTACTTCTAAAATTGGTAAGTCGGCGATTGTTTGTAAACCTGCGGAAATAGATTCCATTGCACCACCTAACAAGTTTGCCGCTAATGCAAATGGTATAATTGCTACACCCAAAGCACCTATGGCTACTGCACCCATTAGTATAAGTGGTAAGAAACTACCCATTGCCGCGGCCGCTACACCTAATGTGATTAAGCCTGCCGCTAATACACCAATAGTGCCAATGCCAACATCTTTCATTATGTTAAGACCAACTGCTAATGGAATAACTGATGCACCTAAAATTGCAACTGCCGCCGCACCTTTTATCATTGCAGTTGAGCCTTTGCCTAGTGTTTGTGCCAACATGGCTAAGCCACCTACTGCTATTGTGCCTTTTATAATAGAAGTAAAATCTACTTCATTAAATGTTTTTAATCCTATTGCCGCTAGTGTTATTGCCGCACCTAACAATGCTAAACTTGCCGCACCTTTAATTACTTTAGTGCCACCAAATTTAGATACACCATCTGCTATACTCTTTAAGAAGCCGCCACTCTTGCCGCCGCCTGTAACAGATTTACTTAAATTTTCTGTCATCTTAGCACCGTCTTTTTGGAACTTACTTAATTTACCTGCTATGTTTTTTCCAGTGTCACTGCCTGCAAAACCAGATGCTTTTTCTTTGATAAAGCCTGCTGAGCTTTGTGCAAATTTGGCCAACCTGCCTGAACTTTTTGGATCAAACAAACCGCCCATCCAGCCTTTTGCTTTATCAAAAAGAAACTTGCCTGCACCGGCAGACCCTTGGAACATTTTAACTGCAAAGTCTTTTACTGATGGCATAACGTATGTCATAAATGCAACTTTGGCGGCACTTGCCGCAAACAACATAGTACCAAAGATTAGTAAACCTTTGAATAATGCTTTAACTACTGCACCTGCGGCTTTACTCATTAAGTCGCCAATTACACCGCTGATACCACCTTCTTGAAATGTATCTCTTAAATATTCTGCAAATTCTTTTAAACTTGCGGCAACTGATTTTATAATTGGTATTGCTTTTTTGGCTAAGTTCTCTGCAAATGCTTTTGCATTGTCTCTTAACCCAGACATATCATCTGTGGCAATTCCAAACACACCCATTATTTCTTTAACGCCATCCATTAGTGCTTTTGTTACTTCCGGCTCAGCAAACAAAGTAAAGAATGTGCTTTCTACCATTCCACCTGCCTGTGCTAAAACTTTTGCAAATTCGTTTCTGCCCTTTTGCACAAGGTCCATGTTTAATGGAACACCTAATTGTTTGTTTATTTCTTCTAATTTCTTTTCAGATTGTTCAAACTGTGCAATCGATTGTGATAACATTTGTGCAGACTCATCACCTGCCCTAGCAAGTAATCTAATTCTTTCTTTTTCTGTACTACTTAAATTACCTAAATTACTTGTCAGGCCTTGTACCATATCGTTGGCTTGATCTTGGCTTAATGTACCATTTTGGACACCACTAATAAATTCGTTCATTGGACCAGCAAGATTAGGTAATGCTGTTACTAGTCCTATAGCCGCATCACTTAAACCTATAGCACCCTTGGCACCTGCTTCGACGAATGCATCTGCAATATTTTCACCGGACTTACCGCCCATTGCTCTAAGGCCACCAGCAAATACTTCTAGGCCAGCAACTAAATCACTTCTTACTGTGTTACTAAATCTCAGTATAGATGCTGTTAGTGTGCCGTTATTATATAATAAATCATCAACAAACTGCTGTATCTTATCTACACTTTCACCAAGTGCTGTAGCATATACCGTTTGTATTTTGGTTGTTTTTGCAATTTGAGAGTTTAATCTAGTTTGATTTACCCCACCTAGATCTAAGAAACGTTGACGTGTTGATAATGCTTCAGCAAATGTTTCTATGCTGTCTGAAAAACTCATACCTAGTTCTTCTGAAGTATCAGCGGCAAATTTCATTGTTGCATCGAAACGTTTAAATCCTTGAGTAGCAATTACATTAGAATTTCTTTTCATCAACTCAGCGGCTTCGGAAAAACCTAAGCCTAATGCACCCAGTTGTGCTGTAGCAGTTGTGGCTGTTCCACCTACACTGGCAAACGTTTGATTAAAACCTATACCGTTTTTAACTAAACCGTTTACAGTATCACCGGCTTCCATTAGTTTGCTACCGACATAACCTGCGCCACCCAATAAGGCACCGCCCATTACTCCGCCTACTTTAACAAGTTTTTCTGCTACGCCGCCAAGAGAGCCGAGAATTACTTCTCCGTCTGCTTCTAAACTGTCTGCTAATTTATCTCTGAAAGATTTAGGTACTTCTAGTTCTATTTTTTCTGTTGCGGCTCTAACATCGTCGAGTCCGTCAACCATGTCGTCAATTTTTCTTACTAATTTTTCGTCACGTTTCTTTTGGTCATCATCAGTTTTCTTACCGTCTTTACTTTGATCTTTTAATTCTTCAACTGCTTCTTCATGTGCTTTTATCAATCTAGTTAAGTGTGAATCGGAGGCGCCGGCTCTCTTTGCTAATTCTTTAAGCAAATCTCTCATTTGCAAGCCAGTGGTCTCTGTTACCCAATCTGGAAAGCGATAATTTTGTCCGTCTATTTGAAATTCAATCATTTCAGTTCGAAAAATCCTTTATAACTAGTTTTAACTCAGATAAATAAGTAAACTGTTAAATCATAAATGATATAACTAATTTAATTGTATTTATCATAAAATATAAACAGGAGTTTTAATGAGCAAAAATACACAGAATCCTTTAAGTGCCTATTTTAGGGCACCTAAATTATACACAAAATTACCAAGTGGTGGTCAGTTTTATGATGAAGGAATAATCGATGCAGATGCTGTAAACGAGGAATTGGCAATTTACCCTATGACAACAAAGGATGAATTATTGCTGAAAAACCCTGATGCACTTTTAAATGGTGAAGCAGTATCTAGTTTAATAAAAAGTTGCGTACCGCAAATAAAGAAACCTAAAAAACTTTATAGTGCTGACGTAGACGCATTACTAATTGCTATCAGAGGAGCAAGTTCCGGAGATGACGTAGATGTTGCGGCTAAATGCCCTAAATGTGAGACCACAACTGATCTTACAGTTAGTGTTGAACAATCTTTACTCACAATGGAAGAACTCAACGAAGAATATTCTATTACATTATCAAATGGATTGCAAATAAAAGCATTACCGTTTGACTATAGTAGTACTATTAAGGCTGGTGTTGCCAGTTTCCAAAGTACAAGAAGTATGCAAAGTATTTCAGAAATGAAAGACGATATGGAAAGATTAAAAGCATTTAACGAAAGTTTTGTAACACTTGCAGATCTTAATTTTGAACTTTTAATTGAAAGCATATCATCAATAACGTATGCAAACGAAGATGGTGAAAATGTTAGTGTTAAAGACAAAGCAACTATCAGAGAGTTTTTAGAAAACACAGATAATCGTACTGGTAAAGAAATCGAAGAACTAGTAAATGGCATAAACACCAAAGGTGTTAAACAAGATATTGCCGTTACATGTAGCAACGAAGAATGTGGAGAAGAGTTTATGGCACCCATCAACTTTGATCCTGTAAATTTTTTCACGGGTTCCTAGGCACAGCAGAGCCTGAGGCAATTACAGGCTACTTAGGTCAACTCGACGCAGAACAGAAGAAGATTATCAAAACAGTAGCAGAGCTGGCTATATACAGTGAAGGCGCCGTGTCTTATTCAGAAGCATGGCACCTCAGTCCTGTTGAACGAGATACTCTTATAACCACCCTTAACAAATATAACAAAGCCAAGAGTGGTGATAAAAGCGGTGATTGGATGGGTTAAAACTGTAAGTTAAATCCTACTTCAAATGTATCGCTATCCACAGAGCTAAACGTTGCTTTAGCATAAAACATTTTATAAGTATGACTGATTGTTGCTCTAGCAACTTGATCGTCTTGCTTGAATTTAGATACCAAGCCACCATCCCAAGTAATGTCAGTTGTACCTAAACTGTAATGAGAACTTACTCCTGCACTAAGCAAAGTAGTACCGTATTGAGAAGGTAAAACAGCAGTAATGTCTGTGTACATCTCTAAATCATTCATGGTAAAATCTTGTACAGTAATATTGTATTGACTATTTTCTTCTACAAAACCTGCTACGTCTGTCTGATATAATGCTACACCTGAAGTTACAAATATATTTGTTGACAAAGGTAAAAACTTTTCTGCATACGCATTAAATGTGTCAAAATCTAATACAGCAGAACCAGTGCCATACCAATTACCAAAACTGAGTGCATCAATGCTGTTAGTAAAGTAACCAATACCATAATGGTATGTACCGTGCTGTCTATCTACATAAAACAATCCGCCTTCATTGGTTTGACCAAGTGTAATACCAAAGTTGTCAAAGTTATGTGAATAACCTGCAATACTATTATGTGTATTGTCTACATAAAATACACTATTTGACAATGAAGTATTTTTAATATTATGAAACATAGTTTTGTTATTAAAAACTGCCTTGGCATAATCGATGGATTTGTCAAACAGTTCATTACGCATTTCTTGTAATTGTGCTGGAGGATCTAAACTAATGTAAAAGTTACTCACAGTCTGTGTATCACTCATGTTCATAATATCAATGCCAATAAAGTCGTACTCATACATGCCATCAACTTCTACAGGAAATAACAAACTCATTACTGCACCATTATCAGGTCTGGCAAATTCACAATTTTTACAACTCCAGTCGCCATCGTTATTGTAAAGTACATAAGAGTCTTGTCCAGGACCTACAAAAATATCCATATCTCCATCATGGTCGAAATCTAAAACATAAATATGTCCTGCACCTAAATCACTTGTAGTAGCACCGTCGTCCAAAAATGAAAATTGACTAAAATCTCTGTTTCCATTATTGATTATCAATTGTAAAACATGACCTTGATAATAAGGGTCAGCATTTGTGTTAGCAATAACAATGTCTAACAGTCCGTCATTATTTGAGTCTATCACTTGCATATCATATGCAATATTATTCTCATAATAACCCGGAGGTAATGCTGTATAGTCTCTGGTGTAATCCATATCAGTATTGCCCCAATATATCCCACCAACACTATTACCGCCTAAGTCTCTATAAGCAGAAGCACTCCAACCTAATGCAATATCACCAAATCCATCGTTGTCAAAATCTGCAATAGTTGTAGATGTAGCAAAGTAGGCTGAATGCCCTACTTTAAAACTAACATCTTTAAAGTTACCTGTGCCATCGTTTAGCATAAAAAACTTGTAGCCGTTGTTGTGTGTGCTTATAGGTGTAGTGTTAGGCATGAATATATCATTGTAACCGTCACCATTTAAATCACCTACTGCATGGTCATGAACAAAAATACCAACATCAACACCGTCGGCATTTAGGTTTTCAAACATAAAGTCAGGTAGGTTATCGTGTGCATCAACAAATTTACCATTGTCTGTTAGCCATAACTGACTGACATTAAAAATGTCTTTGTTACCATCACCATTCAAATCATATTGATGAGCAACACCTGAGTTATAATCTTGTACAGGAGCATCTTCATTGTGGTACCAACCCATATTGTTCATAGTAGAACCTTGGCCAAACACAATAGGACAAACATTGTTTTCAAAAACACTACAATCTAATTGAAAATGTCCATTGCCATCATTTACAAATTGCAACATTCTCATACCTGGTAATGTGTTCCTGTCACCAAATGTTTGCATGTAAATAATAAAGTCACTATTACCATCTAGATTGACATCATTTTCAATGACTAAACTGGCATTGGTCATCCAATTACCACCTGCAGAATACTCATCACTGTCAGGATTGTTTAAATCTTTACCAGGATGATTACCATCTATAACAACTTGTAAAAATGAAAAATCTTCTACAGTATATTTTCCATTTACCCATTGTGTATCGTTAAACTCACCTACTTGATAAGTTACTTTGTTGTAACCTAGTGAACTTGCTGATTGTGTAAATGTATCAGAAAATGATTCAAACTGATGTCTTTTATCATCTGGGGTAGTGGTTGTTGTTGGGGGTGGTGTGTAAGAAGGTTCAATGGCAACACCGGCACTACCTCCTCCACTAGCACAAGATGTAAGTACAATACCTATTGCAATAATTACGCCAAAATCCAAAACATTTTTTACAATTTTATTTAACATGTTTACAGTTTCCTCTGTATGTGTAACCTGGGCAACTACACTTACCATCTCTGATAGTGTAAACATTGCCATTTGATCCAATAACCTCAATTACATTAGGGTCATTGTTTTCTATCTCATACTGTCTAATAGTTTCAAACTTTCTATGAGATTTAGAAAATTGCTTAATTGGGTTCTTAAACACCTTTTCTGGTGCCTTTAAACTGGCTTGATATGCCACTAACTCGTTAGAGCCATTCACGTGATACACACCCTTATAAGGCCAATCTGTTACTTCTTGTAATACCGTTATTTTCATGTTTCTGTTACTCCTAACAATACATACTATTATACTAAAATAGTGTGAAAAGTCAACCATTTTACCAAGAAAAGTGGCAATTTTTACCATAAATATATGCAAATGTACAAGGATATTTTTACTAACCTACAGCAATTACAAGGTCACGGACGTTGGGAATTTGAATATAATAACATAGTTCAGTGTGTTTTTCCTGTTGGTAGATTAAAGGATATATTACCACAAGAATTTGTCGAAGAATTTAATCTAGACGACGATTATCTTATTGGTGCAGAAACTATACCAGCAAACAGCACACTTGATCCACACACTGATCACATAAGAAAATCTAATTTACTAATAAATGTGTCAGAATCCGATGCTGTAATTTTTCACAGCAATAACGGTGAATCTAAAAAACACACATTTGCACCTGGCGAGATGTTTTTAATAAACACACAAAAAATGCATGGCTCTACAAATGGACATGATTATGATTACAAATTTTTAACACTTAATACAAAACTTAATTACGATAAAACAAAGGAGTTGTTTAATGTTTAGTACTGTATTAAATTTTGATTATGATGTAGATTTGTTATTGTCTTTAGAAGAAGAAATATCTACTACTATACCAGATGATAAAAAGTATTTTATGCATAGAGCAGACACGCCTGACATGACGCAAGATATTTTAATGGTTAAAGATTTAAATTGTGCAGATAAAATAAAACTTGCAGTAAGTCCTATAGAAGTATTACCCGAACATAGTGCAGGATTTGAAAATGTAAATCCTAATCAAATAGTACAACTTCATGAAGATTTTTTAACAGGTTGGAGAAACCCATTTACTAGAAAATGTAATGTGTTGTTTAATCTAAATGATTTTCCTGTATACATAACTCATGAAGATCCCTCACATAACAAATATATAAACCCTCAACAAATAATGATTTTAGATGTTACTAAAAAACATGGTTGTGATCATAGTAATATAAATGAACTAACTAAATTATTCAGTTTAAACTTAAGAAAAAGTTATTCTGACACTATAACTTATTTACAGTCTTTCTAATAGATACTTCGTATCTTTCCAACTGCAAACTTCATTCACTTCGTTCATATCAGTTTTTGTTAGAAGAATTTTTATTATTAAAGGTTATCATGAAAGTTAAGCCATAATTCACCCGTTGCCGGGTGAATAAAATGATGTCATCATGATGAGCATCGCCATCTCTAACTCGGGTGTTTAAACGGGAAGTGGTAAGCCTTATCTCCCCTACACTACCGTCACTGCTTTCGCACTTACGGAAACCTGTATAACCTTGTAGAGTTCAGTTATACAAATTTGCAGGTTGCTGTTTTTCATTGCCTGCATCATCTAATACTGTTGTCGTGTGTATGTATCTCATTTACGCCATACATTCCAGAATCTCGCACCGTGTTTAACGGATTGTCAAGGAAATCGATATTATGTGCCTCGATGGGGTGGTGTATGGACCTATGTGTGTGCCTATGTTAGTCTGACTGGGTGTCTGTAATGTGCCTTGACTGATACTTATAACTCTTTAAGAGATTCTCGCAAAATTTTTGAACCGCCTATTCGAACATTGATAATTCCATTGTAATAATCGTCTGATTCTAAAACCTTTCTTTCGAACTGTTCTCTTGCCTCTATGTAACTAGCAACTCCTCTACTAGGACAATAGTAAAGTATTTCACGGGTAAATTTATCTTCACCTAATTTTTCTACGTCTTCTTTTAAATTATCAGAACTACCCCAATAAGTACGCCAGTCACTTTCTTTAGTGCCTCTACGTTTATTCTTTTTTCCTTTTAAGGGAGGTTTAGTTGTTTTGAACTTTGCTAATTTTTTACCAACATATTTCTTACCATTTGTATTATTGGTTATAAGATAAACAATGGCTTCACAACCTTCGGGTAATTCGTCTACTACTTGTCCTTTATAGTACCATGCACTCATTAAGTCTCTTCGAGGATTTCAATGTCATTGCTATAACTAGTGAATCCTCCTTCTTTGATTACATACAAGACGTTATTTACACGACCTTGCAGTTCTTCCTTATGTGATATAAGGAAGACGTTCTTATTTGCTTCTCGACCCATCTTCTTAAGAACTGCCAATGCATTTTCAACACCAGTGGTATCCATGCCACTGTCTACCAGTTCATCTATACACATCAAATTCATTGGTCTATTTAGGCTTTCGTAGATATCTCTGAACGCCCAACTCATACCTAATATAAGTCTGTTACGTTCACCTCTGCTTAAATTATCAAAGTCTAAATCTCTGCCATACTCTGTAATTTCTACACTCAGATCACTGCTAAACTTAACATCATGTGGTAAGCCTAGTTTGTCTAAATAGTGTCCTAGCCTATAGTTTAGATACTGCAAGTTCTGATCAATAATTTTCTTACGAATAAAACTATCTTTACTGGTCAACAATTTGTGTAAAAATTCTTGGTGTTCTTTTAAATAAGTTTGTTCGTTTATTAAGTCGTAACTAATTTCTTCCATACCATTTTCTTTTAGTTGTTCAACTTGTTCAGTGTATGGGTTTTGTTCTTTAATTTTTTCATCTATTTGAGATTTTATTGTCTCAACGTTATGCATGTGTTGTAATGCATCTTCCATGTTGTTATAAAATGTAATTGGTGTTTCTGGTAACTCGCCTAAGTCAATCAATTGCTTTTCACATGTTGATAATTTAGTTTGTAGCTCTTTGCTGTAAGAGTTTTCTTCTGCTAGTTTAGTTTCTAAATCCGTTGTGTATTCTTCGTGCGTATCTAAATGTGCTGTACTTTGTTCACACGCAGGACATATACCTTCTTTAGCAAGTTTAATATTTTTAACAAGTGTTGCAAGGTTACCTTCATTGCGTTTTAAACTAGTTGTAAGTTGTTTAACCTCATTTTGTACACTCTGTATTTGTGTATATTTTTGATTTATTTCTGTTGCTTGTCTATGGTTTTCTAATTCTGCATCGATATCAGTTTGTTGTAATGCATCTAGACTAGTTTGTAATTGTTGAACCTTGTCTTCTTTGTTCTTAGCCCATGCTCTACCACGTAATTCAATGTCCTTTATATTTTTTTCAATACGTTCGTTGGCATTGTTTACTGCTTGTATTCGCAACTCTTCTTCTTTAATTCTATCTCGAGTTTCCTTTAATTTTTCTTTTAGTATTTCTGCTTTTGAACTAATTTCAGTAATTCCTAGCAACTGCTCAATCATATCACGTTGATCATTTGTTTTCATGCTGAGGAAAGGTTCGGTATATGTGTTTAGTGCAATTAAATGCTTAAACATATTATGAGGGAAACCAATTATTTTTTCAATGTCTTTTTGTGTTTCTCTGCTATCACCCTGTTGTTCATCATCGGCCGCCTCAGACCCATTCACAAAAAACTTTAATACATTTGGCCTACGACCTCTTTCAATTCTGTACTCGGTGCCGTTGATTTCAAAATCAACAGTAACAATCATGCCTTTGCCGTTTGTTTTGTTTATGAGATTATCTTTACGAATGTTTGTTAGTGCATCACCATATAATGCATAACTGAGTGCATTGATAATAGTGGTTTTACCAGTACCATTTCTGCTACCGTCTCCACCTAGATCTAGATTGTGACCTAAAACCAATGTTAGTGATTCTGTGTCAAAGTTTACTGCTTGAGTATTGTTACCAATACTCATAAAGTTCTTTGCACTCACATTTTTTATAGTAAGCATTATACTTCTAACTCTCTGTAAATAGTAATAAGTTTTTGGGTATCAACTAAGTTGCTTTCGATTGTTTCTAATTGTTGTATAACAATTTGATCTACACTTTCAAACTGTATATCAACACCGTCAAAAATTTCTTCTTCTTCCTTAACAGGTAAAAGTTGTAGTTCTCTTACTCCGTATTTTTCTGCAAATGTTTCTCTAATAAAGTTTGCTTCTTCGTAACTAATACCAATATCAAGTTTTACTCTAGCATGTGTTTGAGCATCAAGTATATCATCTGCTTTATCAAGTAACTCTTTAAGACCTGTCATGACATACTTTGGACATTCTTGCCAATTTACATATACAGGTTCGCCACCCCAATCTAAAAACATAGCACCACGTTCATTGTCACCAGCATCTGCATAGTTATGTGGGAAAGCATTGCCTATATAATGTATATTGTTTTTGTATTGACGTTTATGAAAGTGACCACTAAACACATATTCGGGGTTACTTAAATCGTTTGCAGTAATACCACCATGATCTGGCATTTCTACCATTGCATTCATTTTAAAGTACGGTAACTCGAAATGTCCAAACATGTATTTGCAATCTAGTTTGTTTAGTTGTTTGTGCTCATCGCCAACTAACCATGGTATAATTGCAACACCGTCCTCACAGAAATGCTCGTCGATCATTATAAAGTTTGGTAAATCTCTAGCAAACTCAATACTGTTTAAGTCACGTTTTTCTCTGTAATATAAATCATGGTTGCCAGTAATAAAATAGACTTTTTCAAAATTGTCATTTAATTTTTTAAGGTCTTTAATTGTGGCATTCATTGTAGCAATGTTTATACTTGCTCTATGGTGGTGCCAGTCGCCCAAAAAGATACATGTCTCTGCGTCTCTGGCTTTTGCTTCTGCAATAAACCAATCAACAAAGTCATGACAATCTTTTAAATGTTGTCTACTATTTTGTTTTAAGCCGTAATGTATATCTGTAAAACATGCGGCCCTTTCAAAAAGGTTTGCCATATAAGATTACTCTTGTGGTGAAGTTTCTAGTTCGGTCTGTGCTTCTTCTCTAGCGGCCTTTATTTCGTTTTCGTACTGAATCTGTCTACCATAACTTGGTAAGTGTCCGCTTTCAATAAGAATGTCATCACGTATTGATTGATTTCTTTTTTCTAAATTTAGAACTCTTGTAAAACTGTTATTCACTGTTGCAGTATAATAAGCAAATGGGTTATCTGATTTTGCTTCATTGAACTGCAATCCAACCTGAGCAAGTTGTACTAATGCTTGTCCACGCATTTCATCAACATAAGTGTAACCTCTCCAGTTACCTCTTTGACTGTAACGTTCAACAAGTTTCATAAACATTCTGCCAAGTTCATTTGTAATCTGTCCATGTTCACAATTAAACTGACCGTTACTTAAACTACCTTCCCAATGACTTCTAGCAACTTCCCTAGGATTGATACCATTACTATCAAGTATATAGTGCTTGAATGGTGGGAAGTTTACTTTTGCTTTTGTGTCAGCAAGAGTTTTAGTAGTTTTCTTTCTTCCAGGTTCATCAGGAATATGCTCATATGTCATTACCCTAAACACTAATTCGTCTACAGGAATAGTGTCAGGATCAACTGCAAAGTCCTTTTGTTTTGGCTTTTTCTCCCAGTCTCCTTTTGCTACTGCTTCTTGATAAGCAGTTGATTGCATTTTAGAAACACGGTTTAATTGTGCCTGTTTAATTGTTGCTTTGTTGATTTTTTTAACATCATCAACAATGATGTCTACATTTAAGTATCTGTCATCTTGAATGTAGCAATAAGTCATCTTACTTTTATGTATTTCTTTTAGTAGATCTTTATTGTTTAAATAATTCTGTTTCTTAGCCTGTACCATGTAATCTCCTTTACTGATAACGCATTATAATACATTATTTTGCAAAAGTCAACGTTTTTTTTAAAAATTAAAACTCGTTATTATTTATCGTGATAAATATAACACAGGAGCAATTATGGCAGGCGAAACAGAATTTAATCAAGAGACGCAAACACCGGACAATCCGTTTGACTCGTTGATAAGCAGAACAGACTCTACTACGTTTAAAGACGTAGATTGGAGGGCAAGAATACGGCCAAAACGTGGCGGTGAGAAGTTTGCCTATGGATTAGTAGATTCAAAAGGCGAAGAACAAAAAGACAGCATACTTAAACCTTTACAAGATAGAGGTGGTATAGTCTATCCGTTTACACCAGATATATTTTTGCAAGCCTCAGTAGATTATAACGAAGCACAACAACACGGTTCAAACTATCCGTTTTATACATTTATAAGTTCTAGACCAACTACACTACCTATCACAGGTACGTTTACAGCAAACACAATAGAAGAAGGACAATATATGTTAGCAGTATTTCATTTCTTAAGAAGTGTAACTAAAGCATATTACGGTGATGCGGCTGTAACAGGTGGATACTACGGAACACCACCTCCAGTATTATTATTTGAATACCTAGGAGAATTTGGATTTAACAAATTGCCAGTAATTATTAGAAACTACAACTTCCAATTACCAGCAGATGTTGATTATGTTCCAGTAAAATTTAAAGGCACAACTACTATGATGCCAACCGAAACAAGTGTTATGATTGAATTAGCACCACAGTACACATACAGAAAAACAAGAAAAAGGTTTGATCTTAATGCATTTACAAGCGGCAAGCAGTACAATCAAGGATTTATTTAATGGCAAGTTTTCATGACAATCACAGTTTTTTGAAAAAAGCAGACGTAAACAAGTTCTATCTAGGGATGAATAATCTACCTAAGATTCCAAAAAGTACTGCTGATCGACTCTATGCAATAGAATCTCGATATGAAAATAGACCGGATTTATTAGCACATGAATTATATGGAACTGTAAAGTTGTGGTGGGTTTTTGCACTAAGAAACCCAGATGTAATCATCGACCCTTTGACAGATTTTACATCCGGTACAAACATTTATATTCCTCCAAGAGAAACTATTGATAGAGTATTGTAATGACAGATAAAAATCCTAATCAATCTAAAGTAGAAAAAGAAGATAGATATATTGGCAAAGTACAAGGTAATATTCTTGATGCTTATCAAAATTCTACTTACACATTAAAACTTTATATGATTCCCGACCTCACATCAGACGGGGGAGGATATCTCAGAAAAGCAAAATCAGCCGAACCTCAAAATACAGTTATCATTGCACAGACTAGTGTAACAGGTGTACAAATTGATGACTTATCAATTGATATTAAAAAAGGAGCCAGTGGTGCTTTTGCCACATCGGCACAGTTTACACTAATACAACCTGGTGCCGCAGATTTATTAGACCAAATACAGGCCGCTAAAAAACATTTAGGAATTCAAGCAGGTGTTTTTGCACCAGTACCTTTATTTTTAGAAATAAATTTTAAAGGTTATACAGAAGATTTAGATGATTTAGAAGGTGGTGGTGAAATAGAAACACAAATAGCAGGTCCATACATTTACGAATGTCATATTGCCACTGTTGATGTTTCTATTACAGATGCCGGCAGTACATATGACTTTTTTGTAACTATTGGTGATGACGAAGCATGGACTGACAAATATTATACATTACCAGCAGATACATCATTTACAGGTGATACCATAACAGAATGTTTTGACAGTTTAACAGAAGCAATCGAAAACTATACAAAAAATAATAAAAAAGAAGAACTTGTCAGTGATGAAGTTGTTTTTGATTTAAGTCAACTTAAAGAAGTGCTAGGTGATGACAGCATCAAATATAGTAACTACAAAGATGCTGAACAATTAAACAGGTTGATGAATGCAGAATCGTATGGCATAAAATCACGTGAAGAATTTGAAAAAATGTTAGAAGACTCACCAGAAAGTTTGGATGGTGGCATAGAAGCCACCGGAGGCTTTTGGAGAAGAGATAGAATACAAGTACCCGAAGGAACAAACTTTCACAGAATATTATCAACTATGCTAGTAATGAACGAAGCATTCTTAGATAAATCATCTAGGAAAAAAGGAGGATTAGACAATCCTGTTATTGACGAGCATGGCTTAGATTTAAATCAAACATTTACATATTGGTATAAAATGACTGCTGATATGGAATATATAGAAAATGGTTATGATGCAAGACGTAATGCTTATGCTCGAAGAGTTACATACAAGCCTATAATATATAAGACCGCTGATCAAGACAACAATTTATCGCAGAGTGAATTTAAACTGTCTAAAGAAAACGTTACAAAACGTGTAAATGAATTACTAATTAAAAAAGCATATCATTATTTGTATACTGGTCTTAATGATCAAATACTTAGTGCAGATATATCATATAAAGCAGGTCAAGTATTATTGGCCGCACCAGGTGGAGGTTATCTAGGTGATGCTTCATCAAGTCCAAATGCACCTGGTAGTCCTTCAACAGATGGAGATAATGAAGGAAAAGAAAGACAAGCAAAAACAGATGCGGCTGTAGAAGATCCTACACAAATTGCTAAAAAATTAAAAAACGATGATCAGTACTTTGATAAAATTGCTGATAGATTGAATCTAACAGAAGAAGAGAGAAATAATTTAAGAAAAGACAAAGAACAAAGAAATAGGTTAGCACAAACTATAAACTATTTACAAAGTGGTGGACAGAATCCTACAGATTATTATCAAACAGCGGCTTCTGATAACAATGCAGATACCACACCTACAAATGATTTTGATGGTACATATAAACCAGAACCAAGTGGGTTCATTTATAGTGCTGAACTAATGCATGATGCAGGTGGTAGCCCAACTGTCATTGGCGAACTAACAGATCAACAAGTCACTAACTCATTAGCAAATGCTCTCAAAGGCGACGAAGCAGATGTGGGTCCTTTGCCAGGTATGGTATATGACCACAATGTTATTGTAAATAATTCAAATACTAGTGATGGAGGTGCTAAAGGCACATTGTTTGGATACATGTATCAAAACGTAAACGATGCAAGTATACTAGTAGACCTTGGATTAAAAGTTAGAGGAGATCCTTGGTATTTAGGGCCGCCAGAAGTAGAACCAAAGTCACCAAAGTTAGTCAAAAAAGCAAATGAGGAAGAAGAAAATTCCACAGATCAGTACATAGTATACAATAGAAGTGATAATTACTTTTTATTCACAATGCAAACACCACGTGTTAGAGATCCTAATATTGATGATGAAGACGAAAATAGCGGGTACATGAGTCAACAAGGTACAGCATTCTTTTTAAGTGGTGTGTACCAAATATTCGGTATAACTGCAAACTTTAGTGGTGGTATGTTTGAAATAGAAACTAATGCTAAAAAACAAACAGCATTAAGTTTAGCAAAACTTGATATGACACAGAATTCATATGACGGAGTAGATGACTAATGGCTTATAAGGCAGATAGATTTAGAGTAACCAATAAAGGACTTAGAGACAAGTTGCGTGGACATGCTGACTTGGACTTTGGTGTGTATATTGGTGAAATTATTGTAAGGCCAAAAGATGCTACACATAGTGGTAGGCTTACAGTTTATATTCCAATGCTAAGTAAAGACAGAGATGATCCTAACGGATACTACAATGCATATTGGAGTAGTCCGTTTGCTGGTAGCACACACTCAGCAAAAATAGGACAAGATGAACAAGTATACGGTTTTCATGATACACAAAAAACATATGGTATGTGGATGGTACCACCTGATCCAGGTAACTTTGTGTTAGTATGTTTTGCCGATGGTAAAAGAAAATTTCCAGTTGTAATAAGTTGTCTATATCCTGATCAACTACAACATATGGTTCCGGGTAATGCGGCCGGTCCTGCATACGGTACTGACATAAAAGTTCCGGTTGCAGAAAAAAACAGAAATGAAGAATCTGTTAGTCATAGCATAAATGCAAAAAGACCTATAAACCCTTATGTAACAAAAGCAATTTTAGAACAAGGTTTAATACATGATTCAGTTAGAGGAATCAGTGTATCTTCTGCAAGGCGCGAATCACCAAGTCAAGTATTTGGAATACTCACTCCCGGTCCAGAAGTAGCAAATAAAAGAACTAGTAAAAAAGATAATACTCACAGAGAACCAGGACATAGCATTGTTCTAGATGATGGTGATATAGAAGGTGAAAGCAAGAATGTTAGAATTAGAACTGGAGGAGGACATCAAATATTACTTGATGATACATCTGGTGACATTTATATTATAAACAAAAAAGGAACTGCTTGGATAGAGATGTCAGATGCAGGAGATATAAATGTCTATGCTGAAAGAGATTTTAATATGAGAGCAAAAGGCAATGTGAATATTAGATCTGATAAAAATTTAAATTTAGAAGCAAATTCTTCAATATATGTACAAGCCGGAGAATATGAAAGTGCAGACCAAATTTTAGACGTTGACGGTAATCCAAAAGGAAACTTTAGTCTCAACATAAGCAATCAAACAAACTGGTTAAACAAAAAAGACTTTGTATTACAAACAGATAGTACTGGTGCAATTCATCTTACATCTCAAACAAAAATACATCAAACTGCAATCGGTGACATTGAAACAACATCAGATGGTAAACTTAAAGTTTATGGTTCTAGTGGAGTTGATATTAAATCTGGATCAACTATAAACTCACAAGCAAGTGGTAGAAATAATGTACTTGGTTCTAGTGTACATTTAAATGATGGTGGTACTGCGGAACAGGCACAAAAAGGCAAAGTTGCAACACCACATGTTGTAAATCAATTCCTGGATCAACCAATCGAAAAACCTATTTGGGAATATCCAGAAAATCCAGACGAGGTAGATGAGAATACCGATCCAATGCCTACACAAGGTAAAAGGGATGGTGTTAGAGACACAATAAAAAGTTTATTGCGTCTGATTACTACTAGAGAACCTTGGGAATATCGTCCCAAAGACGACAACTAAGCAATTAGTGTAGTGGTTTTTTCTGCTAATCTCTTATAAGCATTATATTTTTGCTCTTCGAGATCTTTGATATTACGTTGCAATAGTTTAACAAGTGTTTCAAGCTCAACAATTTGTTTCTTTTGCTCACATACAATTATTCTGAGTTCTTCCTCTAGGGTATTATTTAAAGTTACGTTTTGCTTACTCATTAAATATTTTTTCTTTTAAAATGTTTACTACATCGTAACTTAGTAAAACTTCGTTATGACTTAATGCAAATTTTATATCAGTTACATTTTTAAAATTATCAGGATAAGATTCTTGTGTTAGAACCGTTAGTAAACCATCATTTTTTTCTTGACCAAATCCTGCTAATACATTACCACCGCCAGATGAACCTGTGGTAATAATATTAGTTATCTTAAAATTATTGTTTAAGTTAGATAATGATTGAATTATGTCACTATCTGGTCTTGTGTTTTGAAACAGTTTACTTTGCCTAAATACTAAGTTTAACCACTTAGCAGTTCTGCTACCTTTCCAAGGAGCACTTAAAGAAATAAAATTTTCTACATTTGCATCGATGCGACTAGCAAGATACATACCTAGTAGACAACCATAACTATGGCATACAAGGTGTACTTGTTCACCTGCTAAGTTGTCTACATAGTACTTGTATAATCTATTTACAATATCATCAAAGTCTTCATGAACATCATACTCTAAACAATGAGAACTATGCTCAGGTAGAAACAAATTAAAATATTCATAACTCAGAGCAGATTGCCCAGTGCCATGTAAAAAAATTATATTCTTAGTTTCTGAAGGCATTCTTGATAAGCATCTCCATGTCTTTAAACTCTTGTGGTATCTTGTCTTTTTGACCAACTAAGTTGACCATTTCAAAAAGAACATACTTTTTAGTAAAGGAATCGTAGATTCCTACAGACTCAAAACGGTTCTTCTTTTTAGATACCATTTTGTGAAAACGGTTACCATAACCTGTGGATTGACCCGAGCCGGCTAACTTTCTGTTGGCCTTCTCGGCATTTTTGCAAATATTGTCAAAATATTCTATAACGTTACGCATTTTTTTCCTATAATGTGTAAAATATGAATTAAATGTGATTTCCATCACACGCCATATAATATATAGTATAACACAAATAAAGTCAACCGTTTTTTTGGTTGATTTAAAACATGTTTTAAAGGTTCTTGATAAATATTGATATGGCAAACATATATCGAGGCTTTAGTACGCAAGAAAGAATTAGACCCCCGTATACACTAACGGATGGCGAACTAATTAAAACTGACTTACTCAATGAACTCAAGGCTAAAAAAGGCGAGAGAGTAATGAGACCTTCCTTTGGCACTAGAATTGAAGACATACTTATGAACCCACTGGACAAGTTCCTTATCCAGGAAGTAGAAGATGAGGTTCGTAGAGTAGTATTGAAAGATCCTAGAGTAGAACTACAGGACATATTCACTGAAGCACTTGATCATACTGTTAAAATTGTAGTGAATCTTAAAATATTACCTTTCCTTAACGAAGAGGTATTATATTTAGATTTTGCAAGAAATAATACAGAGACTTAAGATGGCAATAAACAGCAGACAAAATAATCTATTCGCGGCTGAAGACTGGGAAGTAGCCTACCAAGCATACAGTCAGGTAGACTTTCAAGCATATGACTTTGATACTATTCGTACAGCAATGGTCGAATACATCAAAACTAATTTTCCTGAAAACTTTAACGACTACATAGAAAGTTCAGAATTCATAGCAATTATAGAATTGCTGGCATACCTTGCTCAAAGTATTGCATTTAGAATGGATGTCAATACTAGAGAGAACTTTTTAGAAACAGCAGAAAGACGAGATTCAGTATTTAAACTTGCAAGACAGTTAGGATATAATCCTAAAAGAAACATTGCGGCTAGTGGATTAGCAAAAATTGTAAGTGTCGCAACATCAGAACCTCTAACAGATAGTTCTAGTACACCTCTTAACAATAGAACAGTAAGTTGGGATGATGCAAACAACCCAGACAGTTATGAACAATTTATTACTATATTAAATAGTGCGTTCGGTAACGTGAATAGATTTAGTAAGCCTGTTAAATCAGGCACAGTTGGAGGCATTGCTACCGACAAGTACGATGTAAAAACTCCTACAAATGCTCCTTTGACTTTTAACTTTAAAAGAGACATAAACGGTGTTAGTAGAGCATTTGACTTTGTAAACGTAGATTTTGATGATGCAGGGTTCTTTTATGAAAAGCACCCAGACCCAAAAAACGATTTTTCTATAGTACACAGAAACGATGGATTAGGATTATCCAGTAACAATACTGGTTTCTTTATGATGTTCAAACAAGGAACATTAGCAAACCAAGAATTTAATTTTGCACAACCAGTAGAAAATAGACAACAAACAATTGGCGTTGACAACATCAACGAAACTGATGTTTACTTGCAACAAATAGATTCAGATAGAAGTGTATTAGCAAAATGGGAAAAAGTGCCTAACACAATTGGACAAACACTAATGTACAATGTGAAGGCAAAACAAACACCATTACTTTATGCTGTACAAAACTTAGGAACCGGTGGTATCAACATGCAATTTGCAGATGGCAACTTTGCTAATGTTCCTGTTGGAAACTATAGAGTGTATTACAGAACAAGTGATAACGAAAGATTTAGTGTACAGCCAGATGACTTTGGTGTTGTAACAACATCTATACCTTATGTAAATGGTGATGGTAAAAACTACGAACTTACAATTACAACAAGATTAGAAAATGCTGTAAACAACAGTTTGCCTGCAGAAACTATAGCAGGTATTAAAGAAAGAGCACCACAATCATACTACTCACAAGATAGAATGATAAGTGCCCAAGATTACCAAGTACTCCCTTTAGCAAAGAGTACTAATATTTCAAAACTTAAAGTAACAAATAAAACACATGCTGGACATAGTAGATATATTGATATCACAGATCCAACAAGCACCTTTCAAACTACAACTTCGATCGCAGAAGATGGTGCATTGTATTCAGAGAAATCAAACTCATCTGATTACTTTAATTTTGACAATGTAAATACACCGTTGGATTTTGTGAATACAAAAATACCAACTATACTTAAAAATCAAAAATTAAATGATTTTATATACAGTGATTTTAGAGATTCTTTTTTAAATACTGCATCTTACAAAGATACATTTAATTTAGAACTTTTCAATATTGCATGGAATACATTACCTAAAAAAGATACAGGTAGTAAAGGTTTCCTAACAGAAACATATACAACTAATAATGCTATAGATTTAAACACAGCAAATAATTTATTTAAAATTATACAGGCTGGCTCAGTAATGAAATTTTATGACCCTGCTAACGTAGGTGATTACAAATGGGCCAAGATAGTAAGCATTACAAACAATGCAATTAGAACTGCTAGTGGAACTAATGTAGATGGTCCTATCACATTAGATAGAGAAATACCAAATGGTTGGAAATCAGATCAAATTATTACTGTTTTAAGAAAAACATTGTTTGCATTAGAAAAAACTGAATTACAAACTGCTTTAGCAAGTAAAAGAACATTTGGATTGAGATTTGATCCTGCTGACAATAGATATTACATTATAGAAAATAATAACTTATCTGATCAAGTCGAGTTTAACATTGCAAATGCTGGAGACGAAACAGGCGGACAAGCAGATGCAAGTTGGATCTTAAAATTCACTTATGTACCAATTGATTCTACAGCATATAGATACAATATAGAAATCAGAGGAACACAATTTATTTTTGAAAGCCTAGAAGAAGTTAGATTTTATAATGTAAACACAAATAGAATACAAGATAGTGCAACAGGTTTAGCACTATATGATACGGTAGAACTTACAACATTAAATGTAAGACCAAGTTTTAGCGAAGTGTTTGAATGGAGAGATACAAACGATAATAACATTGGTGATAAGTGGTATCTTGTAAGTACAGGTGATACGTTTGATAACATACCTCTTATTTCTAGAAACATAGAATACAGTGATTTAGAAATCAGTATTACATCTAACTTTGGACTATGGAAAGAAGGTTCAGCATCAAGTGGAGAATTTGTAGACGAAATCACATTGCAATTAGGCACAAGTCCAAACACAACAGACGATGCAAATGTTGTTGTAGTAAAAAACTCAGGTTTAATTGATAGTTTACCAATTGTGAATGTGGCGTTTACAAATGCTACATTTGGAGTAAACATCCTAGACAATAACGGTAATATTGCTTATTCATATAATAAAGAAGGTACGTCTTTTAACAATAATAGAACATTAGGACCAGGTGCCGCCGGCGACGGTTTTGGATTATATTTACTCGATAGTAATGTAACAACACAATCAGGTAACCTACAAATTAGATTAGATGAAAGACAACACTATGGCGTTGATAGTACTGCAAGACAAAATAGAAGTGATACTATAGAAGTTAGATATGTAACCGATACAACAAGGTTAGAAAATCCAATCATTTATAGTGCTATTGGAAACTTTACATATCCAGATGGGTTCACTGATCCTAAAAAAGTAAAAGTAACACCTACAAACACTGAAGGTGGAGATGCACCTAACAATCCTATTCAATTTGCGGATTTTGTAGGTCGCGATGATATAGTACTATTTGAAGAATACGAAGAATTTGATGGTTATTCATATACAAGACCTGTTAAAGCAGGCATACTAGATTTAAGAAAAGAAAGCGGCGTAAACTTTAGTTCAGACTATTCAAGAATTGCCGGAAACAGTATTGGTGATGCAGAAAATAATACAGGTACTGTACATTCTACTAACGATTATGATTACTACTTGGTTAAAAGTAAATCAGTCATAGAAGGTTCTGGAAACCCTAATACATCATTTGATAACACTATTGGTAAATTGCATAACAAAAAAGTTTATGCAAAAGCAGATGGTAAAGTTTATCAAATGTCAAAAAGTAGTACAAATTTACAGAGAGTGTCTCATTATGAATCATCATCTCATTTTGCTAAAAAAGGAAGAAGTTTTACACAAAACACAAATGCAAAAAGACAACAACCAGTTGTATTTAAATGGACTCACATTGCAGACAATAGTGTAAGAATAGATCCTAGTATTAGTAATATACACGAAATGTTTATTTTAACAACAACATATTACAACAAAATGCAATCATATTTAAATGTGCCAGGTACAGATTATCCTACACCACCAACTCCGTCAGAATTAGAAACAGAGTTTATGCATTTAAATGATTTAAAATCAGCAAGTGATCAACTAGTTTTTAGAAGTGGCAAATTTAAATTATTATTTGGTGACGATGCAGAACCAGAATTACAAGCAAGATTTAAAGTTGTTAGGCTTCCAGGAACAAGTCTAAGTGACAACGAAATAAGAACACAAGTTATTGCCGCAGTCAATAGATATTTTAATATTGAAAATTGGGACTTTGGTGATACATTCTACTTTACAGAATTAAGTAGTTACATACATCAGCAAGTAGGTAATGCAATAGGAAGTATTGTTATAGTACCAAAAACTGCTAGTGGTGTATTTGGAGATTTATTCCAGGTTAAATCAGATGCTGATGAACTATTTATAAGTACTGCAAATATATTAGATATCGATGTTGTAGACAAACTTACACAATCTAATATTAGACCAGACAAATCGTCAACAGGACTTTTAACAACATATGACGGTGCTACAAGTCAAGTAGGACCATATGCTATCAATGGATATTATCCATTATATGCAACAAAAGAAGCGGCTGATTTTGCAGGAGATGGAACTAGTCATACACATGAATTCTTTGGTAAAGTATTTTACATGCCAAATGGCATAATGCATTATCATGGAACTTATGTATTAGATCAAAGTGTAGCCACAAATGCTACAGGAAATACAATTACATTGAACAACACGTTGTCTACTAATTCAGCAGATAACACAGGTGGTTCATCAGGCAATGGATATTAAAATAAATGGCTGATAAAAAGTATAAAGACTTACCAACGAATATTCAGACAACTACTGTTAAAAACTTTTTCGAAAGTACAGTAGAACAGTTATTCAGCAAAGCAAATGTTGAAAACTTGTCTGCATATATTGGAAGAAAAGAGTTCGACGACTATAACCCAGATACAGATGTATATGTTCCTCAGAGCACACCTAACAGAGAAAAATATAGTTTAGAACCAGTAGTCAATAGTGTAGATCAACTAACAGGATTAAGTACTAATTTAATGTTCTACGATGACTTTTTAAATGTTTTAAAAAGTTATGGTGTCGATACACAAAACCAAAACAATTTATTCAGTTCAAACTTTTACAGTTTGTTACCTCCCATTGATGAAGATAAATTTGTAAATTTCCAAGAATATTTTTGGAGTCCAGAAGGACCACAAGCAATAGTAGTTAGTGGTACAGCAAGTCAACCTATAAACATTTTAAAAGATATTATTGGTAAAAAAACATTTACTGATCCATCAGGTTATACATTTAAAAATGGTGCAGTGGTGGAATTTGCAGGTGACTATGTGATTCCTCAAACATACAAAGACGATAGATACATTGTTGAAGGTGTTGGCGACAGTATTATTTTACATAATAAGGAACAAAATTTTTCAGCAAGTTTTTCAACTCCTTCTTTTTCTCCATGGGATCAAGAAATAATAACAGGTGAATCTAACTTAATTTTAACCGACATACCTCAAGGTGCAGTATCAGAAAGTATTATTACAACACATGGTTATCTTGATACTAGTACAGGTTTATATTACTACTTTGATGCAGAAGGTGAGCAGTCCACAGTACAAGTCAATTCATTACAAGATATAGACTTAAACGGTAATCCTTTTTGGGAAGGCTACGTTTCAGAAGCAGACGGCTTCTTGGTTTATATAAACGATGGATTATATGGATTCGACAATGAACCATGGGATGGTGGTAACACTCAGGAAACACCAGATTACATTCTTATGCAACGTGGTGCACAAGATAAAAATATTTGGAGTAGAATAAACTTTTGGCATCATAAAAACAATTTCATAGATTCGGGCTCTGAATTACCAGGTAAAGAATTCAGAGCAAAAAGACCTATTTTAGAATTTGATAGAGATATAGAAGTATACAATTTTGGTAATCTAGGTCTAAACTTTAATGCTGATTTATCTGCCGCAGGTTATACTAAGGCTGAAATAGAAGGCCGGCCAATATCAGCACCAATTGACAGTCAGGGCATCAAAGAAGAAAATTTAGTTTTAATACCAGATGATACAGAAGATAATGCAAAATATGTTTATGTTGTAAAAGCATCAACAACTAAAACAGTTGTAGGTGGTGTATCAAATAGTTCAACCTTTATTGTTGACGACATATCAGACATTTATCTATATTCAACTATTACAGGCAATGGCATTAGTACTACTGTGCAAGTTGAAGATATTGATACTAGCTCTAAAATAATTACAACTAGTGCAAATGTAACACTTACAGATCAGCAAAGCATTACATTTGGTGATAGAGTTATACTTAAAAGAAAACCAGCAGACAATAACCCTGTAGGTGCAGTAGACGGCGATAGTAATTTTATACCGTTTGTTCCTGAAGTTGGTAATAGTATTTCTATTCTGTTTGGTTCTCAAAATCAAGGTACAGAATATTTTTGGAATGGAAAAAAATGGATATTAGGTCAAAAGAAAACTAGGGTAAACAGTCCTATATTGTTTAAAGCATATGACGGTAATAGAAATATTGTCGATGATGATTTGGTATACCCAAAATCATCTTTTAAAGGAACAAAATTATTTTCTTATAAAGATGCAACGTCAAATACACAGAATGATAGTGTTTTAGGATTTCCTCTAGAGTATAAAAACTTTAATAACTTCAGCGAAATTGTTTTTAACAACAATTTAAGTTCTGACGTAATTAGTTATGTGCCCTTTGGTGGCACAACAAACTCTTACATAAATGGATACTTGTATTACAAGCAAAGATTAAGCAACGGTAACATAGAATATAGAACTATGTGGAGAGGACAAAACACTCCTTTCGAACAAGTAGTCGAAGATAGATATCAAATATCTCAAGATCTTGTAGATGCAAAAACTGTAATTTATAATATATCAGCAACACCCACAGATAGCAATGACATAAGAGTTTATATCAATGGTAAACGTACTAAGGCGTTCACATATAATAGTGTATTGACTGCTATTCAGTTTGCAAGTTTTGAGTTAAAATTAAATGATGTAATTGATATTAAAACAAAAACAAGTACTGGGCATATATTAGGTGAAAACAGAACTGGTAGATATGAAATACCTCTAAGTTGGGATTCGAACACTGATAAAGTAGATATATCTGAAATCAGTGAACCACAATACATCGAACATTTTAAAAATTTAATAAACAACCAAGAGCACATTGAAGGTGAGCCTCTTGGAAGTAATAACTTTAGTAATCTAACAAAAGAAATAAAATATGCAGACAAAATTGTACAGTCAGACGATGACTTGCAAACTGCGGCTTTCCTAGTTAGCAATGATAACTTTAATATTATCGATGCAATAAGATATAATGCAGAAGAGTATATTAAGTATAAAAACAGATTAAGAAAAGAGATTAAACGTTACATTGATGGCAACGATATAATTGGTTTAACAAACAGCGATATATTAGAACTTGTAATACAAAATGTTATAGCATACAATCCAGGCAAACTAGTATTTGACTATAGTTACATGTTAGCAATTGGTGATAGATACGACGAAGAAACTATTGTAATCAATAACGTAAATCAAAAAGAATATGCCTTATCTAGATATAGCGATTTGACTAAAGTAGAAAATGTAGTTTACATTTACGAAACAGATAGCGAAGGTAAAGATCAAATGCTTTTGATTGATACTGACTATAGCATAAACAGTGATAACAGCATTGTTACTTTAACATTTACTGATAATTATACTTTATCGTTAGGTAGTACAATAAAAGCAAGATTCTTTAATACAAACAGAGAAAGTGCTCAATGTCCGCCCACACCAAGTGCAATGGGTCTGTATCCTGTAACAAAACCAGAAATATTTAAGGATACTACTTTCAATGAGCCAATAAATGTAGTACTTGGACATGATGGTAGTAAGCATGTAGCAGTAAACGACAAAGAAGATGAAATATTATTAGAGTTTGAAAGAAGAGTTTACAATACAATATTACAAGTTTATAAAGATAAGGAATCACATCCTGACTTAAATGTATTTGACATTAGACCAGGTAGATTCAGAACAACAGGATTTTCAAGAAACGACTTTTATAATATTTTAAGAGAAAGTTTTAATAAATTTGTTACAAGAAACGAAGTAGACTTTGTTACAAATGAATATTATAAAGAAGATGATTTTTGGACATGGAATTACAATAGCAATACTGTAAAACCTGCTTATTGGAGAGGTATTTTTGAAAGTTGTTACGATACAGAAAAACCTCATACACACCCATGGGAAATGCTAGGCTTCACTAAAAAACCAACATGGTGGGAAGAACAGTATGGTACAGACTATGGTTCAACTAACACTGACTTATGGAAAGATTTAGAGGAAGGTATTATTAGACAAGGCACTAGAGCCAATATTGAAAATGATAGATATAAAACTAGAAAAAATCCTTTTAGAAGAATTGGATTAAAATATGAAATACCTGTAGATGCACAAGGCAACCTAATACCACCTGCTAATATTATTAGTACTACATCAACAACAAAAAGTATTTCTTGGTCACAGAGTGTTACAGGAACACCTAGTGCAAATGCAAATACATTTATTGCTACTGACGGTTTATCAATAAGTGAATACAATAATTCAGGTAACACATTTATAAATGTTACAACAAATAATATTCCAGGACACGACACTGGAACATTCCCGTCTACAAATAATACAAATGAAATTGTAGACTCAGAATTCAATTACAGTTTCCAATTTGCTACAGGTATAGCAACAGGAAATTTAGCATATTATAATGATTATGCAAATGCAACATCAACAAGCAATACTGCAATAGGTATAGCAGTAAACGGTGCAATGATTACAAACAGTAATACAGGTATTATCTTTGAAGATAGTAGTAACTGGCACTACAATGCAATGTTTAGAAATGATGTTGACAGAGATACTGCTGGTGGTTCACCAGACAGTAATAATATTTACGGATATGTACAACCTAGTCCTCAAACAGTTGGATTGACTAGTTGGGCAACTGACAGTCATTCACCAATTGTTGGATGGGCATTTGACGGATTACCAATTTATGGTCCATACGGCTACACTGATGGTGCAAATGCCAGTAGTGCTATTAAAAGAATAGAAAGCAGTTACGAACTAAGAAGTGATGTAAGATCTGATATAGCCAGTGGTGCAACAGGTTTACCAACAGGTGAATTTATTGAAGATTATGCGTATAACCCAGGCAGTGGTGATCTTGATCAGTTTAATGGACGTTTTGGTGTTACACCAGAATATCCTGCAGGAACATACTATTATGTTGCAACAATAGATGCAAACAGCAAACCAGCATATCCTTATACAGTTGGTGGCAAGTTTATAGATACACCAGACTTAGCAAACAATTTAATTGGTACACAAACTCTAAATACAAACGGTACCCTATCATATTCGTTAGACAACTCAGAGTCAACAGTATATAGTGCTAACTCAACATTAGCAAGTAGCAATTGGAAATTTAGTGACGGTGCTCCAGTAGAGAATGCATGGAAAATTTCTGAATATTATCCATTTGCAATTATAGAATCACTATTTCTTACCAAGCCAGGTAAGTTTGCCAGTGTGTTTGCAGAACCGGAAAAACTTATTCGAGTTTCTGCAAACACCAACCAATTAGTTGATAAAAATACAAACAAAAGATATAAAGTCAAAAATGCTATTGTACACGGCGACATAAAGGCAGACGGTAAAACATTATGTACTAACACTGGTTATACACAATTCATAGACTCTTATTTGAGATTCCAGGGCCTTAATAATACATCTATATTTGCAAAACCATTTAGATCTGTCAACGGTAAACTAGGACATAAGTTTGCTGGATTTATTGATAAAGATACAATGACTGTATTCAGTGATACATATAGTACAACAGGTAATAGTTCAAGTTTAATATTACCTCAAGAAGATTTACAAATTGATATCCATGAAGGTCCTGTATCAACAACAAACAATTATACAGGTGTGCTTATAGAAAAAGTTTCAAATAATGGATATAAAGTTTCTGGATACAGCAGTTTAAAAAGATACTTTGATATTATTCCTAGTGATAAACAAGGCAGAAAAACAGAAGTATCAGTAGGCGGCGAACCTGCAAACTTTAGTAATTACGATACAACTAAACAATACAACGAAGGTAACATAGTTAAATCAGGTTACAATTATTATCGAGCAGTAGCATTTGCTTCTGCAGGTACGGCAGTGACCGATACAACAGTATGGCAAAGAATGAGTGCATTGCCAAACGTAGGCGGAGCAGAAGCAACATTTTATCTAGATGGAACTGGTAATGTTGAAAGAGTAGAATACGGTACTGTTTATTATAATGTAAATGACTTATTTGATTTCTTAACCAGTTTAGGCAGATATCAAAAATCAATAGGATTTGATTTTGGTGAATTTAGCACAGAAATAAATGATATAAACGATTGGTTATATTCAGGTAAGCAGTTCTTATTCTGGAGCATTGGTAAATGGTCAACAGGTAATACATTAAATCTTAGTCCTATGGCAAACAAAGTATCGTTTGCTACTACTACAGGTAGAATAAATCGAATTCAAGAATCTTATAAAGGACAATTTAGTATATTAGATCAAGAAGGAAAAATGGTTTCTCCTCGGGATTGTGAAATTGTTAGAGAAAGTAATTCTATTACGATCGCAACAATTGATAGAGAAGTACAAATTTATGGTATTACATTACATACTAATGAATTAGAACATAGTATGCTTGTAAACAACAAATCGCAATTTGGCGATACAATTTATGATCCAGTATTTAATCAAAGACAAAAACGTTTAAAAATTAAAGGCAAGAGAACTGCTAATTGGAACGGAACATTATCAAGTGAAGGTTTCATAATCACTGACAATGGATTAAAACCAAACTTTGATACACTTGCAAGTGACATTGGCAGATATAACGAAATAGGTTATATGCCAGTAGAAAAACAAGTTTATGATGCAAGTAGAAGACAATATGGTTATCAAGAAAGAAAATATCTTAGAGAATTTGAATTAGTAGATGATAACCAGTTTGATTTCTATCAAGGTATGATCAGAAACAAAGGTACAAAAGACAGTTTAGAAATCTTGTTAAACAGTGACAAAGTGTTTATTCCTGGTAACGTAAGTATATTTGATCAATGGGCATTAAAAATTGGTGATTTTGGTGACACTGGTAATAAACAGAGACTGGATGTTAAAATTGATGAAGACGAGATTAAAAGTGAAAAAACATTAGTACAAATTGTATACCCAGAAAATATAGTTAGTATTGTTGATGATGTAGAAGTATTAAGTAGAAATACAAAATTCTATACAAAACCAATACTTGAAATAGAACCACCACCTGCAGAGATTCCAGGAAGTTTCTCATACGGTGGAGGTACTACTGCTGAAGCCATAGTGAATTTATCCACTGATGGAACAATTAGCAACGTCACAGTTACAGAAAAAGGTTATGGCTATACTATAAACCCATCTGTAACAGTAGTTGCGGCACAGTTGCTTACAGCAAACCTTACAACATATTTTAGTAAGCCTTATGCAATATCAAGTGATTATGTATCTGGTTCAGGTACATTTGCAAATGCCTTAACAGGTATCCATATCACAGACCATTTTGCACCTAGCGGTAATGCAAATACATTTATTGATTTATCGGGTGTTACAACACTTACTGGTGTTGCAAATGCAATCAACAGTACTGCAAACACTAATGCTAATATTGTAGCAAGAGCAGTTGAAATTACAACATCTACATCAACCAATTATTTGCTAGAAATACAAGGTAATGATTTTCAACTTTCTGGACAGGGCAATAGTGCTATTGTTGATGATATCACAAACAAGTTCTTATTAGAAGAAAGAAGATATCAACCAAGGCAACGATATAGTTTTGAAACTGCTAACAGTACTGCACAAAGTGATATTATAGCAACAGTTGACGGCAACATAACTTCAGCAGGCAATGATTGGGTGTTCGATGAAGGTAGTAGAACAACTATAAGACCTACCAGTAGAACAACAGGAGGTAATATATCATTTAATTTTGTACCAACATCAGTCAGTGACGGAGTATCAAATACTAATTTAATTGATATTGATAACAGAACAGTTATAAACGGAATATATCCGCATTTAGATGTTTTCATTGACGGACAGAAATTAGACGATGCACTAGAAACTAGTAGTGTTGCAGGTTATATTGTAAGCGAGTCAGGTAGTAATAATATTATTACATTCTATGATGTGTCAAAATTACCAGGTGGTGAATTAAATGAGAATTCAGTAATTGAAGTTGTCGAGTATGGTACTCTAGATTTTGAGGATACATATCAAGGTGATTTACCCGGTAGTGTTCTAAATATTAAAGTCACAGCAAATGACGCCTTAGCGGCCAAACTAAAGCAAATAAGAACATTTGAAATTACACCAGATGTTAAAACAGATTCAACAATTTTAATAGACGTTGACGATGGTACTAGAATGATACATAGACCAACTGATATGGCAACTAACGACTTATGGCCAACAACGTCTAGTGTAAGCCACTTAGGTATAGTAGACAGTAAGTATACACCATTACCTAATGCAGGATATATTTCAAAATACAATGTAAATTATCAGGCAATGGACTTGCAAAACTTTGAACAATTATTCGATAGAGCAACTAGAAAAGCAAGTAAAATTCCACAAGCAAATGATTTAATACATTTCGCTATCGATGAGCATAGCGATTTTAATGCTTATCAACTAGTTGATACTAATTGTAATGTTGCATACGTGGAAGGCGACTTAAACAGTCAATCTATATCACTTTTTACAAACAAAAGTTTAATGCAATTTACAGATGGAAACAGAGAAAATACTGCAAACAACATAAACAAATACTATGATAATGTTGTTGCATTTAAACGTGATAAAAATATTTATAATGCATACTACGATAAAATGAGTTATGCTGACGGTGAAAAAATCTTTGACGATACAATAATGGATCTGACTACACCGGTTGGATTATTCTTTAACGAAGAGCAAGTTGTTAAAAACTCTTTTGATGTTACAGATATCACTTACACAAGACCTATGGTGCTTGGTATAGAAAAAATAGAACCTAATGTTAGTGGTAATGTTTTAAATATTCAGCCACATGCTTTATTCAATGAAGGTATTGTTGCAAACGCAAACATAGTAGGTAATAACATTGTTGAAATTTCGATAGTAACAACACAGGAAACTGTAGATGGCACAGTTTCATTTAGTAATCAATTTTCTGGACTAACAAATGGTTCATATGTAAACTTTGTTGATACTTCAGGTGGCAACTTAAACGGAAATAATTACGAGATAAGCAACCTAAATGTTACTGCATTTACAACTAACGGAACACAGTCAAGTACAGCAAATACTAGTGTACCAGTTATTTCTGAAGTATCGGGTACTGTAACTAATAGTAAAACAGTAACATTACTTGAGGCTAACACAGACATTAGAAATGGAATGTCAGTACTTGGAACTGGTGTAGAAAATAATACCAAGGTCAATCAAATATCTGGTACAACAATTACACTTTCACAAAATGCAAACATATCAAGTGGTGCTAATATTACATTTGTAAGCCAAAGTGTAATATACACAACAACAGAATCTTCAACAACAACATTTACAATTGAAGATGCCACAGTAAGTAGTAATGTATCAACTGCAAATTTAACAATAGGTAAAACAGACGGTTTAATAGTTACAACTGATTTTGATACAACAACACTAACACGTGGTGATGATGTTAAAATACAAAATGCTGGACTGTTCGAAGGTGTACATAGAATCAAAGATATCACAGTAAATGGTGTTGCTAACACTATTTCTATACCAGGCGATTATGTTGCACCTCTAAGTATTACAAGCACTTTTACAGGTGTAGATACTGCTAACATTCAATTAGCAACAGCAAACAGTTCAATTACAGATGGTATGTTGGTAACTGGTGGTAATGTTGCGGCAAATTGTAAAGTACTATACATAGATGCAGGAGGAAATATTATATTATCTTCTAATGCTGATAGTAGTGCAAATTCTTCAATTACATTCACAGAAGATAGATTTGGTAATGCAACACTTGTAGACAATTATGTAACAGTAACATTTACAGAAGATCATGATTTAACAATAGATTCTGCAGGACAAGATACAATACTCGAGCATGTAGTAAACATTGGTTATGCAGAGCCTGGATACTATAACTGGGCCTGGAGAGCAAAAGGTGTTCCTACTGCAAATACATTATTAGTACAAGGATACGGATACGATCATCCAGTACCTGTAACATATACAACAACCTTTACTGGAACAGGCAACTCTATTGTGATTGCTAGTGAAAACGATTTTGTACAAAAATTTGTTTCGGTGTCTGGTGGAGATGTTGCTTCAGGAACTAAAGTAGTTTCTGTAGATGGCACAACTGTAATATTAGACGGCAATGCTGACAGTAGTGCAAATAACAGTATAACATTTAGTGCTAATGCAGTCTCAGAAAAACAATATTTAGAATATGGTAATTCTGCACAACTCACAGTAGGCAACCCAGAAGGAAATGCGTACCTGTCCTCAACACATAAAGGTAAGATTTTCATAAATGGAATGCCAGTTGCAACTGCTTTCCCAATGTATTCTTCACAACAGTATGTTGATGATATAAATTATCAATTACAAATTAAACAAGGTGCAGTAGCATTTTGTGGCTCTATACAAATTAGTATTCCTTTTATAACACCAGCACTAAAGGCGGCGGCAAGAGCCGCGGCATTGAATGCCGCCAATCGAACCGGATTACAAAATTTTGCTGGATTAGGTCAAGTACCTGCAGGAACAATAAATCCAAAACTGCAAGGTAAACAACATACATTAAGAAATAGTTATAACTATGCCGGATTAGCTCAAAGAGTACTAAATGGTGGTCAGCATAGTTTCGTAGATCCAAATCCTGGTAACTCGGGTAATGTTACTACTTCAGGACCATCCGCACCGGTTCCGGTTCCGCTAAGTGGTGGTGGACTAACATTCGGAGGAGGATCATCTACACCACCGACCCAGTCACCAACTTATAATCCGCCTCCGCCGCCTACTACTGTAGTCAATACAATACAGGCACCAGGTAGTAGTGGTAACTATGCGTCAGCAGGTACTAATGGTACATCATTTGCTGATTTTAGTCCTATCATAGATATTACTCAAAATGATACACCTTGTCCACCTCCGCCACCGGTACCACCTACGCCACCGGTACCACCTGTAAAAATGGTCACACAATTTATTAGTAACACAAAAGGTAGGGGTGTAACAGAGACAACTAGATTTAAATTTGCTACTGATGATAACAACGGTGCAGGATGGCCTATTAAAATATTATTCGACATGTATAGTGCTAAAGACAAAATGACTGTTTATCAAGGCACAACAGCAGGTAGTACAGGTAGAACTCTTGCAGGCACAGGTGTAGCAGGTACATTAAGCCAACTAACTGATACAGATAAAACAGAGTATAATAGAATACGAACTGGTTCAAATAACACTCAATTTAGTGGTGGTATACAAGATTATACCACACACGGCAACGGCTTTGTGAAAGAAAATGGTAAGTTAAGTTTTACATATTATCCTGCTAACGGACAATACATAACAATCAAATTAGAAAAAGATGGCAGTACAAGTACTGCATACAATTTTGCAATAGAATATCCATCAGACGATGGGGTACCTTTACAAGGTAGTGTGGCTAGTGTAGGTAATCCTAGTAACAATGCAAATCCAGGTGTAATAGCAAACGGAGCCGGTCCTTGGGGCAATGGCTTTATCCCACCAGGTGGTTTACAAATTGGTGGTGGTTATGGTTCAGGTTTTAACGGAGTCAACACTACCTTTAACTTTAGTGGCGTAAACATCGCAGGTATAGGTGCCGGTACTTTCAGTTATAATACTCAGTATCAAGCAGGACTAACTAATGGTTATCCTTCATATAATGCAAACACGGCTGGATGGAGCCCAACATTGGGTTGGGTAGATATAAATGGTAATGCTTGGAGTGGTACACTGATTAGTGGTCCACAAGCACAACTTACTAATACCAACCCAGGAAACCAAGGACAAGGTAATACAAATCATATTGGACTAACAGGACATACTCCTACAGGTGGTACTACAAATACAAGTCAGATACCGGTTTGTACACCTAAACCTAGAATTAAAGTTTGTGGACAAACTAAATCAGTAGGGCAAGGTGATACATTTTATATAAATGGCACATCAGTAACACTAAGCGGTGCTACCAGTATAGATGCAATAGCAAACGAAATTAGAAGTCAAGTAACATCAGTAACAGTACATGTAACACCAGATGGATTAGGCGATAAATGTTTGACCATTAGAAACAAAACCGCAGACCCAATGGTAGTTAGAAATGGTTGTGCTGGTGGTGTGTACAAAGAAGTATTAGATTACACATTACAAAAAGATCAACAAATGTGTTTCAACAAAGAAGTTGTGCAAGGACCAACAACACTTACAAATACAGCAAGTGGTAGTGGCAATGCTACTATTGTTGGTACTAGTGTGGCATCATTTACTACTGACACAATTACACCAGAAGAAAGATTGGCTAACAATGATAAGCAAAGTATTTGCTTAACTAAAGGCAGTGGATATGCTGTAGGTGATGTACTGAGAGTTATGGGCGGTACACCTGTAGTTGGATTACCGTCTAGTGAATTACAATCAATAACAGTAAACAATGGCGGATTTGGGTATGTTAAAGACAGCATACGAGTTGTAATTGGACAAACCGGTGAACCTGGAACAGGCGCACTAGTTGATTATAGTGGCATCGAAGTTGATGGTTCTGGTGCAATTACAAAAATTCCATTGGCCTCCGGAGGAGATGGTTATAGCATGGATAATCCTCCAACAATTACAATAATTGGTACCGGTAGAAATGCAAGTGTATCAGCAAAAACTAAAGTAGAACACCCAGCAGTAGAAAAACCTGCAAGATTTGTTGTAAACGGCGTTGGGCCAGATGGTGAAATTACAGATATACAAATTATCACTAGAGGTATATATAAAATATTCCCAAGTGATTTGGATAGTGGTGTACCATTAGAGTATGATATTAAACGACCACAATCAGGAACTCCAGATAGTGAGATACTTGGTAGCAGTGGTCATATAGATAATGCATACGGAGACGCCGCTAACAAAGGCGCAGGATTTGGTGCTAGAATATTCTTAACAGCAAGAGAAATTCCAAGTTGCTCAGAGAAAGGTAATGCTTTAACAGACTTAGGTTTACCAAATGGAGTAATTTATGCAACAACTCCTGAACAACAATTAGCAGATGATATTTCTTTATTCTCTGAATTAGATGAGAATGGTAATCCTCTATTTGCGGCTGATGTTGTATACAGAGATGCTGATGGTAATATTATTCCAAGTGATGCTAACTTAGGTGATGATGGTCTCGGTAATAGTGGTTTAGGTAGAGGTGGTGTACCTAATGGTGCAATGATTGGTGAGTTAGTATTAAGTTCTCCAACACTAATGGGCATCGAAATTGATGATAATTTAAATCCAGGTTTGCTAGACATCCTAGGTGTTTTACCAGGAACATATTATTGTGGACCAGGAATTGAAGTTACAAACAACGATGGTTCCGGTGTAAACCCAGCAATTTCAGTACAACAAATGGCTGATGGTTTTCCATTTAATGGAGCAGCCGGAAGAGGCGTAAGAAACAAACCATGGCAAAATGGTTGGAACTTTAATATGAACTTGGGTAACATAACACAGTCTCAAGATATGTTTAAATACGATATTACTACAATCACTGGCGATGCTATACAATTTACACGTGATGATGTTGATAGACAATATGTTAAACCATTAGTATTAGAAAGCATGAGACATGATACTGAGTCAGGATTAGATTTAGCAAATATTAGTAATGCATGGATTGACAGTTACGGAACAACAGGTGGCTGGGCATACTTGGAAAGCAATACAGTTATTAGACAACAGGAAAAATTAGCAGATATTAAATTTGTTAAAGATGTATTCACATATGACGAAGATACCGCACAAAAAGAATTTGAGTTAAATTTATATGATCCATTTAAAGGAATTATACCTGGGTTTATTGATAAAGAAATAATATTCAAGTCTGAAAACGACCCTGTGGTATATAATCCTGCATATACCAAATTTGGTAAAGAACAAGTTGGTGCCACATGGTGGAATACCAGCAAAGTTAAATACGAATGGTACGAGCAAGGTGCTGGTACATATGATATATACGGATATAATAACGAAGAAAGAATAAGAAATTGGGGTAGCATGTTCCCCAATAGTAAGATTGAGATTGTTGAATGGATAGAAAGTTTACTAACACCAGAAGAATTTAATTTACAAAACATCAGTAATGGTGTTCAAGCACTTACACCCAGTGATGGTTCAGCACCTAACTTTATATTAGAAACTAGAGCAAATGATAAAGGTAAACTAACAGACTACTATTACTTCTGGGTTGAAGGTAAGACCACGGTTGATGCTAAGGCATTTGCACATTATGGTAGAGAAAGAAGCACAGTTGAACTTGTAAACCTATTAAGTAATCCTGAAGGACAACGATTACCATACTTTGCTATGGTATCTCCAGAAGCAATGGGTATAAACATGCTAGGCGATTTAATTAAAACTGAAAATAGTATTTTGAGTTTAAATTATACTAGACGCCCTGAAAAGCATTCACAACAACATACTTCATGGCAATTAGCAAGTGAAGGTGATAAGAACAGTAGCATACCTAGTGAATTAAGTGTAAAACTTATTGATAGTTTAGCAGGTATAAATGGGTTGGGCGAAGATGTTCCGGCTAAAGGTTTAAGTGAAGCCGAACGTTATGGTTCATCTTATAGACCTAGACAAACCATGTTTAAATATATCAAAGAAGCAAGAAAGCAAATGTTTAATTCTTTGAATTCTATATTTAAAGAATTAAAAATGGATTCAACTTTTGATGACTGGAGAAATAGTTTACCTACAACATTAAATTATTTAGACACAGTAAACTGGTTTGAAGAACTAAGAACAGACAAAGTTACTAACTCTAAAATTTATTATAATAGTGATTACAAACCTTTAAGAAAAGTAGCCACTACAAAACAACTAGAATTATTAAAAAATGTTCTAGATAGATCAGTTATACAAGTACAAAGTAACTCAAACAGCAAGTATTCACTTTACGAATACAGTAAGTCAACAGATACATTTAAGTTGATCGCTATAGAAGATGAGACAGTTGAATGGAACGAAAAAGTTTACAAAGAGCAACAGTCTAATCCTATTGCAGAAGAAATTAGAAGCGTACTATTAGCATTATATAACAACGTGTTTGTTGGTAGTAGTAGAGTATATTGGAATAGATTCTTTTTTGATATGGTCAAGTATGCATATTCAGAACAAACAGAATTAAACTGGGCATTCAAAACAACTTATCTAAATATTGTTAAAGAAGAAACAGACCTAGTTCCACTAAAAGGATTTAAAGTTGATAACTTTGATAAAGCAATTGATTACTTTAACGAAGTAAAACCGTACAGCAGTAAGATACAAAACTACAGTGATATTAAAAAACCTGCAACAGAAATAGTAAGTGGAACAAGCACAGACTTTGATAGACCTCCTTATTTTGATAGCGAAACAATAGATGTTCGAGTACTTGATGATAGTGTAAGTGCTGATGCAAATATTTTAGCAACAGATTCAACTTATGCAGGATTTGTAAGCAGTAATGCACCAATTAGAAGTGTAGATACTAAGATTGTATTTGATAGAGTAAAAGCAGACCTATTTGAAAACTCAAGCGGTATGCAAACACAAACATTTGTGGCGTCAACAGATATTGATGCGTTGTCACTTAACTTCGTACCTTCTGAAGCAGATAGAATTGTAGTTAAAAGAAATGATGAAGTTGTTCCTACTATCTCAACTAACTTAAATTCAAGTATTGGAATTGCACCGGATGGTAATATAATAACATCACCCGGTGGTAATATTTCAACAACTAACTACACGTTTGATAGTGCAAACAATGTTATAGTATTAAACAAGACAGGTAATTCAGAATTCCAAACAGTAAGTGCAGGTGATGTTATAGAAGTTAGTGTAATAGATGGTTTTGACCCAACTAAAGAAACAATAAATGTCAGTATTGCAAAAAATATTGTAAGCATTATGCAAAACAGCAATGCAAATATTAGTAATACACAATTAAGTTGGACAGCAAGTGATAGACTGTTTAAGTTTGATCCAGAAATTATTTCACAGTTTACACATGATATGGAATCAACATTTGGAGAAGGTGTACTTACAAATGCAACTGTAATGACAAATGTAAACACAATTACTAGCATGGTTGATTCTGGTAATTTAGATAACACATTCTCTCTTGTAAAAACTAAGATAGGCGGTGACTTCCAAGGTAGACAATTAGATGCAAGTGTGTTTACTGATATAGTTCCTGGAACACATCCAACCACTTATTACACAAATACAAGAGGATTTGATTTTTATTCATGGGATAGCGAAGTTTGGGACAGAGAAGTAGACGTTGAAAACTTTATTGGAATATTAAATGAAGAAACACAAGGTAATGTAAATTACAGAGTTGATAACGAAACTGTATACGGTTTTGATGCTGTAACATTCTTAAAATCAAGACATGGTCCTGATAGACCAGAAGAACTTGCAGTAGTACAACCACTAGAAACATTGGTAATAAATGTACATACATCAAATGCAGATATTGAAACTTTACCAGGTGTATCAACTTCTAAATCAATAAGATATAGAATGTTTATGGATTTATTTGGTAAAACAGATTTTTATAGACAAACTTTAACAGGACTTACAACAGTTAGTGCAAATGTAAACATTTGGGAAAATGAGATAAGTGTAGCAGATGTTTCAGTACTACCAGATGGAAACGAGTCTAATAAAGGTATTATTTGGATTGGTGCAGAAAGAATAGAATATACAGGTGTTGATACTGCAAATAATAAGTTATTAGGTGTTGTAAGAGGAACAAGAGGAACAACAGCACAACCATTGATAGAAAGTGGCGCACAAATATTTAACGGCGAAGAGTCACAAAATATTGCATTGCAAGGCGCACGTGATCCACAAATAGCAAACTGGTTGGGGCAAGATGGTGTAAGTATAACGGATACCACAAACAGTCCAACAACGGACACAATTATAGGATTTATACAAAACGTATAATTAAAACTATTTTTAACAAAAAGTGATAAATAACAGCATGAGCGATTTAAGTAAAAATAAAAAAGAAACTCAAAAACCTGCAGATGATCAAATGGGTATAAAAGTATCAGGGCATATTTTAATACGTGATAAAGAATCAGGGGAAGAATTAGTAAACAAAAGGAATGCTATTCACTACGGTAATATGGCAAACTTTATTGCTAAAGCATTAAATGACAAACTAGGTGATAGTTACATTCACTTTATGGCATTTGGTAATGGTGCAACTAGTGTTGATTCAGCAGGTAAAGTAATTTACAAGTCGCCAAGAGTTAGCGAAAGTTACGAATCGAGTGGTTCTTTATATAGTAGAACATATCAAAAAGTTATTAGTAACAGTACTGAAACAGATAAAATTGAAGTTATTCCTGGTGCCAGTTACACAGACTTAAAGATTACTTGTACATTAGGTTACAACGAACCTAGTGATGCTGATGCATTTGATACAAGTACCACAAACGATGGTTTGTACGTTTTCGATGAATTGGGATTATTATCCTTTGCGAATGACATAAATGACAGTATTATGCTTACGCATGTGGTGTTTCACCCAGTTCAAAAAAGTAAAAATAGAGAAATAGAAATTGTTTATACTGTCAGGATACAATTAAATTAGAGGAAATGGTAAATGACTTATTCAGTTAAAACAACTGACCTAAATACAACTATTACAGTTGCTACCGGTGAAGTAAACACTAAGTATGGTGTAGCACTTGTTGGTAGAAACGTTTCAGGGTATGGACAGTTTTTCGTAGAAAATACATTATGGATGTTGGAGAACTTTGCAAGTTCTACATCTCCAGTAGCAAGAGGTAAAACCGGTTTAGAAGGACAACTTTGGTATAGTACAGGTGACAATACCATGAGAGTGTACAAAGATGAAGACGGTACTTTGGTATGGGCAAGACTAACTCCTCTAATTAGTTCTTCTCAACCATCAACCGATGTTGCATCTGCAACTCAATACTTTAACACAACTGACAACAAGTTAAGAATTTTTGATGGATCAAACTGGAAAGAAACATCTTATCCAGGAACAGTATCTAGTAAGTATTCAGCATCTAAGGGTGGTTCGAATTATGGTACTAGAACAAGAACAGTTTATTTAGAAGATAACTTAGGTGTTAAACGTGCTGTATTGGCATTCGTTTATGTAAACGATGGTACTGATACAGGTTATACAGAAAATGAAACTATAATGGCTGTATTCAGTGATTACTCATTTACATTGAGTAATACATCATTACAGAACACAGACATTGATGGCGTTAGCACAAGAGATTTAACAGCAGAATTTAACGATAGCGATGGTATTGGTTTAACAATTAGAAAAGGTCTTAACTTAAGACAAGCATATTCAGAAACAGCAGTACCATTAGCAAACGTGGCATACTGGGCAGATACAGCCAACTCACTTTTAATTGGTGGTTCTAATGTAACAGCCGCAAACGTATACCACACAGGAAGTACAGATATTATACCAAGTTCAACAGATGATGTTGACTTAGGTAATACTTCAAACAGATTTAATAACTTATATCTAGGTAGTGACATTGTATTTGGTGATCCAACATCAACATCTAACATTGTTCACAGTGTTTTACCAGTTGATGGTAATGCACACCTAACACTAGGTTCAAATGCTTTACCAGTAACAACATTATATGTTGAAGATATTGTTTTAGGTGGCAACCTTGCAGGTTTTAGTCTAGGTAGTGTAGAAAGCCTCGGTAGTAACACTAATCCACTAGAACAAGTATTCAGTTCAAATGTAATTATTGATAATGGTGCTAACCAGAGAATTGATTCAACTGGTATGCGTGGACTTGATATTAAAGACACCAGTGGTGTAGTAATATTTGATGCAAGTACAGGTACTTTGCAAAACATTGCACTTGCAAATGCTATCACAGATGGTGATGGTATAGATACATTTACTTACGATGGGTCAGCACCTAAAACAGTTGCAGTTGACAGTACAGTAGTTAGAACAAGTGGTACACAAAGTATTGCAGGTTCTAAAACGTTTAGTGCTGAAACAACACATAGCAGTGGTTTAACTGATGGCACATTGACTATTACCGGTGGTAGTATTACAGCCGGTGTTGGTGCATCATTTAGTGGTACTATTAGTGGTACAACTGGATCATTCAGTGGTACAGTATCAGGTGGTACAGTATCAGACGGAACATTTACAACAACTAGTGGTACAGTAACAGCAGGTAATATAAGTTCAGTTTCAAACAACAATTATAACATTGGTGCAGGTGGTAACAGATGGAATACTGTTTACGCATCAACAGTTGATACAGGTAGTGTTACAGCAAGTGGCCAAATATCAGGTGGTTCATTTACAGATGGTACAGCAACTTTAAGTTCAGGTGCATTAAGTGGAGCAACTACTGGTACGTTCTCAGGAGCAGTAACTGGTGGAAGTTTAACTGACGGTACTTTAACTGCAAGTAGTGGTGCTATTACAGGTGCAACTAACGTAACAGCAAGTGGCAAAATATCAGGTGGTTCATTTGGTGAAATATTACCAGCAACAAACAATAATTTAAATTTAGGCGCAAGTGGTAGCAAATGGAATACCGTTTACGCAACAACTTTTAATGGTACAGCAACACAGGCTCAATATGCTGACTTGGCTGAGATATATTCCTCAGACTCAGAATATGAAGCAGGCACAATCGTTAAGATTGGTGGAGATGCAGAGGTAACCCAAACCACAACACATGCAGATAGAGATGTGTTTGGTGTAGTATCTACTGCTCCTGCTTATTTAATGAACAGCGAAGCAGAAGGTGTACCAGTAGCACTAGCAGGAAGATGTCCTGTTAAAGTAATTGGCAAAGTTAAGAAAGGTGAAAGACTTATTTCAAGTGATGAGCCTGGATATGCTTGGGCTTTAGGTTCAGACAATTACGATGCAAGATCTATTATTGGTAGAAGTCTCGAAGATAAAGAAGACGGCGGTATGGGTACCGTTGAAGCCGTAATAGGAATTAAATAGATAAATATAAGTAATACGTAGGAGACAATATGGCTAGCGGAAGTACATTATCAGTAACAGGCGGATATACAATGACACAGGTTGTTGCCGGAGATGTTATAGGTAACGCAGATTACGATAACATGAAAAACAATGTCTATCGTCAATTAGGCACACCAGCAGACCACACAATAGGAACATATAGTGCAGGTAGCATATATGGCTACAACCAATCAATCGGTAGTTTAGATGCCGCAACAGGAGAACTTGTAAGAGCAAGTAGCACTGATAACGGTTACAAAAACTTACAGGACGAAGTACAGGCTTTAGCGACATTCTTAGGCCATTCATTAAATAGTTCAAGTAGTTCAGACGAAGTTGCAGGTGGTAGTATCACAGCAACTGACTGGAGTAACTTAATGGATGATGTCAAAGATGTATATGATGCAAGACTTAGTGTTCCTTCAGGAAGTTTAACAACAGATGCCGCAGATACAAGTACAAGAACAAGTGCTTGGGGTAGTTCAGGTACTCCTGCAATAGATCATATATTTACAATGACATTCAGTAGTGAAGCACACTGTAGAGCATTCTTTAATGCAGGTGGAGAAGTATTATTCACAGGTGCAAGAAGTGGTGGTACATCAGGTAGTACCGCAGGAACAATTGGTTCCCAGAATGCAAACTGGACATCACTATTAAGTGCAATGGGAACATTGACATTTAACTTAAACAACTTAACAAGCTCAGGTTCAACAGGAACAAGTGCAGGTAAAGGTTTTTATGAATTGTCCACAAGTAATCAGCAACTATATATTAAGTATGGTTCAGGTGCGTATGCAAGTAACTATTATAGAATAGAAGGGAAAGTGAACAGCACAACTAACCCAACAGTGCTAACTTTCACAGTTACAATGAGAGATGACCACGCATTAGGTGATGGTCTTGGTCCTGACGGGGTTGACGGTAACAGTGACGATAGTGTTGGATACGTTGATAGTGTAGACGGTACAATATCAAGTACTATCCAAACTAAACGTGCAAATAACGGTGTTGTTATATCTGCACCAACTACAGCAACAACAAACGAACTATAAAAATAATAAACAAATCTTAAAGCCAGTTCTAGTAACTGGCTTTTTTTTGACCGGATAAATATTGATATGACGTCTAAACTCACAAAAGCATTAGAGTTTGCTAATTACAGACAAACTCTAAACATACAACACAACAATTTAAAGTCAAAAGTTCAAACCTTATTGACCTACAGTATCAATGGTGGAAGTTTCATTGTTGATCATTCCTTAATAACATTCATTGAAATGCTAATCAAAAGAAAGGAAGATAGTGTCGTACTATTAGACGTGTATAATAACCCTATAGAGATCACTGATCTAGAAGATTTTTTAGAGGAAATTCTATCACGTTACTTTGAAGCAACTAATGAATATCATGCAGAATATTCAAAATTAAAGAAAAGTAGAAAAGTTCATAAGTTGATAGATTTAGAACTTGATGACAACAACTAAAGGCATTTTAATATTTGCACACAATAACGAAGAAATAGATTATTTCAAGTTAGCAGTAATCAACGCATACTATATCAAAGAGAATTTAGGTATACATGATATAACTGTGGTAACTAATAAATTTAGTTATGATTACAATGTAAAAAATGTAGGTAAAGAATTTATTGATAATGCAGTATCTAATATTGTATTTACAGAAAAAGATAAAGCATTTAAGAATGCAAACAGAAGATTATACAAAGATACTAGCCACACAAATAAAACATTGCCATTTTACAATGTAGACAGATGTGATGCATACGATTTAAGTCCGTATGATGAAACCATACTAATTGATGCTGATTACTTAATACTAAGTAATACATTAAATAACTGTTGGGGTCACGAAAATGAACTAATGATGAATTGGCATTATGAAGACATCATGTCTGATAGAAATGACCCATCATTAAAAAGGCTATCACCTTTTGGCATCAAAATGTATTGGGCAACAGTAGTATACTTTAAGAAATCTAATTACGCAGAACAATTTTTTAACACAGTAAAACACGTTAGAGATAATAACAATTACTATCAAGATCTATACAGATGGCCAGGGAGCCTGTATAGAAATGATTACAGTTTTAGTGTAGCCGCTCACATGTTAGGTGGGTTTGTAGATAAGGCTATACCACAACTTCCTATCCCTTCCTTATATAAGACCTTTGATACCGATGACATTCATTCGTCACCACGAAAGAATGAAATCCTTTTCTATTTAGAAAAGCCAAAGAGTTTAGGCGACTTCGTCTTATGTAAGTGGAGGGAGATGGATATTCATGTTATGAATAAATGGGCAATAAACAGAGTAAGTGAGGAGTTGATAAATCATGTCACATAAAACTCTTATTACATCTGGTTGCTCTTTTACACAAACCGAGTTGCCTTGTATAGATAAAAAATTTAATGCTTGGCCACAGCAACTAGCAACAAAGTATAATTTAAACTTAATCAACTATGGGTTTTTTGCAACCGGCAACTCTATGATAGTAAGAACTTTGATATATGGTGTATCAGAGTTTTTAAAAGAAAGCAAAGATTTAATTGTTGGTGTTATGTGGAGTGGTCAAGACAGGCATGCTTTTTATAGTGAGGATGCTAGGCGTCCTGCAAAATTTAATATACCTATAGGACCTAGAAATTTTATTAGAACTCCAATAGATGTTTTGCATCCTAATACACAATATACAGATATGGGTGGTTGGATAAATTTATCGCCTGGAACAAGCACTATTGAAAATTTTCCATATCAACATTTAAATACTGCCTGGTATAAAAATTTTAATAACAGAACATTTAGCGAAATAACAACATTAGAAAATATATTATGGACACAAAACTTTTTAGAATTACATAATATAGATTATTTTATGAGTGGGTTCACTGACGATAGTCTAACCTTTAACATCAATAATGAAAATATAAAATGGTTATACGAACTAATCAATTGGGATAAATTTATAAGCACAGGAATGTATGAGTGGTGTAAAGAGGAAAATTTATTGCAAGAACACGACGATAAACATCCGTCGGAAGAAGGACATAAAAAATATACAGAACAATTTATAGAACCGCATTTAAATGCAAGGAGCATTATATAATGGCAAAGAAATATATACATGTAAACATGCACAAGATTCGTGCAAATAAAAAACACGGAACTAACGAGCCTGTGATTACAGTCAAGGAAGGACGTAGTAATACATACGGACATAGTGTAGAAATACACGGGCCTAGTAAAATTGTTTATGGTGGTAACGACAAGCCATTGCTACCATGTGGTGCTAGAGTTGTAATAGAAACAGAAGCAGAGGTTACAATTGGGTAAACAAAAGAGACCAGAATTAGGAGACCGCATAGAGCATACATGCAGTTTAAACGGTAAGTTTGAAGGTATTGTAATACAAATGTTAGGAATGCAGTTTATATACAAAACAGATGATGGACAAGACCGTTTTTGTTTGTTTAAAGAAACATGGAAAAAGATAGATGTCTAAAGGTTATATAGTAATAGCACAAAACAACGACACAGTTGATTACTTAGAGCAGGCGTATGCACTCGCACTTAATTTAAAACTAACACAGACGACTGTGTGCAATCTAACAGTATGTGTTGACAACAAGACTAAGAAACTAGTAACTGCAAAACACAAGAAGGTGTTTGATCACATAGTAGATATACCATGGACAGATGAAGCACAAGATTCACAATGGAAGATAAACAACAAGTGGAAATATTACTACATGACACCTTATGATGAAACAGTAATACTAGATACTGATATGCTGTTTCCAACTGATGTTAGCCATTGGTGGGACACACTAAGTGATAAAGATATATGGGCATGTACTAATGTACACACTTATAGAAACGAACTTATATACGATACGTTCCATAGAAAAGATTTAAAAGCAAATAAAATGGCTAATGTATATACAGCATTTTTCTATTTTAAAAAAAGCGATATGGCTACAGAATTTTTTAAAATGGTACAAATTATATTTGAAAATTGGGAAAGATTTTATTTTAAATATATGCCAAAAGGTAAACCAGATAAATTAAGTGGCGATGTGGCATTTAGTTTAGCAATGAAGATATTAGGAATTGAAGACGAATGTACCGCAGATCACATGACAGAGTTACCAACATTTATACATATGAAAAGCAAAGTACAAAACATACCTACTAGTATAATAGAAGACGACTGGACAAAAACATTACCTACATATTACAAAGATTATAAAAATTTTAAAATTGGTAACTTTCAAATTACATATCCATTTCACTATGTAGAAAAAACATGGCTTACAAAAGATATGATAAAACAATTAGAAGAGAATTATGCTAGAAGGTAAATCACTTACAATATGTATGTTTAAGAGTAGTGCTAAAGCTCTACTAGAAGAATTTGAAGGTGACTGGAAAACAACCATTGGGCAATTAGAAATAGGACTGCTTAAAGATGGTACTTGGGTAGTATTTAATAAGAATTTAGAGGACTCATACGATATAAAATTAGCAGATATTTCATGGCTTAAAGAAGCATTAGTATGTGCAAAGCAAAATAATCTTAAACCAATATTATATGTAAACCATGAAACTATTAAATATACAGCACATGAAAATCATATGATAATATATAATATTTTAGAACTGTTAGATGAAATATGTATAGACGTAGGGATAGAAAAATTTTATTTAATTGATGCCGGATTTAATTTTAATCTCGATAAAACTTATAAAACAAAGTTTGAAAAGTTTGTTGCTAATACATGGTTAGTATCATGTAAAAAACACCCTTTGGACATAGACGAATGGGTAAGATATGATCGCTTTGGAGAATTGCACGACAGAAAACATGTACTAACAGATTTAAGATATGTGGAATATCCTATTTGTAATTTAATGTCTAGAGCAAAAGATAATAGATTAGCATTTTACATTGAAGCAAAAAGGATAGGCTTTTGGGACAATAATCCTAACTGTACAATAAATGATTTTGGGCAATCTGATGAAGTTGCTAGAGAAATTATAATACCCAAAGCATATCAAAACGATGAATTTGCAATAGATATAATAAAAAGTTTTAAGAACAGAAAACAAGAATTAGCACCAGCAGAGATGCACATGGATATTGAAAAGAACTATCCTCCAGAGTTGGGCATGAGGATGCCATTTGCAACTAAGACATATCAATCATCATTTTTTATAATGAGTGCTGAATCTGAAATCCATGGTGACTCTATGTTTATTACAGAAAAAACTATATTACCTATTCTAAACTTACAACCAGTAAATATTATGGGGCAGAAAGGCATAAATGCATATATGGAGTCATTAGGATTCGATATGTTTAAAGATATTATTGATTACGACTTATACGATCAAATAGACGATCCTGTAGAAAGAGCAATTAAGCAAACACATGTAATATATAATTCAGTTATAAAAAACTTTGACGAAGTATTGAATCATTGGAAAAAGCATGAAGCAACATTGCATGAAAGACTATATAGAAATTATATGAGACTCACAAAGTTTATTGAACTTATGGACAAAGATTTAATACTACAACCAAGTAACATTATAGAAACATCTCAACTAAATTCTAAGAACATACAAAAATGGTTAGGAGCATAATATGACAACACCAGGAGAAAGACTAGCACAACTAAAAGCAGAACAAGGTTCGTTAGCAGAGGTGGTAAAATCACAAACAGAATTTACATACATTGCATACGATAATGCAGGTGATATACATGCAAAGTCATATGAAGACTTGACACATGATCCTAAATATGCTAAACTAAAGGTCTATAAATTTAATACAAGAGATGTAAAAATACTTGAAGATAAAGGTAAAAGTGTTGCCCAGTTTTCTATTGAAGAAGATGAACATGATGTTTGTCATATAAAACTAAAAACATTTGAAACCTCTACAGTAAAAACAGAAAAAGAATTCCTCACAGAGATTTTAAAAGGAAATGCTAACTCATATGATGTTAAAGTTTCCTTAAACAATAAATCGTTTATTGTAAAATTACATAGCAATGTGATAAGCAAGAAACCCAAGAATGGCTTGGTATCATTTTATATAACAGAAAAAGGTGACCCTCATTTTGTTATAGAGACGTTTACAATAAACTTAGCAGAATTGTATAAAGAAAAACAAATAGAAAAGTTCCACAATATTGATAATATCGACGTTAGTATATATACCACAAAAATATATGATAAATATGTGAGAACATAAGGACACACAAATGGCAAAAATAGACGTAACAGAATTAGACATTTTTTATATCTCATATGATGAACCTAATGCAGAAGAACATTGGGCAGACTTACTTAACAAAGTACCGTGGGCTAAACGTGTACACGGAGTCAAAGGTTTCGATGCCGCACATAAGGCCGCCGCAAATCAATCTGAAACAGATCGTTTTATCACAGTTGATGGTGACAATATTGTTATGGATGACTTTTTCGAGCAAGTATTAGATGTACCAGATACCGATCACGATGGCAATAACATATCAGAAAGTATCTTCAGTTGGAATGCTAAAAATATTTTAAATGGTTTAGTATACGGCAATGGCGGACTTAAATGCTGGCCTACAGAATATACTAAAACAATCAATACACATGAAGCCGCAACAGACGGCGAGGGCATGGAGTTTTGTTGGAAGTTAAATTACATACAACTTAACGATACCTTTAGTGAAGTACATCAAACTGCTTCACCTTTCCAGGCCTTTAGAGCAGGTTTTAGGGAAGGAGTTAAAATGAGTTTGGATCAAGGTGTAAGAGTAAAACCAGATGAGTTTATACAAAAAATTTGGTATGGTAATTATAACAGACTGCAGACATGGTGTAACATTGGCAGTGATGTAGAGAATGGCTTGTGGGCTATCTACGGAGCAAGACTTGGTTGTGAGATGGCAGTACTAAGTGATTGGGACACTAATCAAATATCTGACTTTGAATGGTTTAAAGATTTCTTCTATAATGAAGTAGCACCAAAGTTCGATGGTATGAACGATAAAACATGTCGCTATACAAAATTAGATTGGGATAGTAATATGCTATTTAAAGAAGTATGTGTTCTAGGACGCAGACTTAATGATGACATAAATGAAATGATGTTGTTTGACCCAGATGTACAAATGAGTAAATTCTTTAAAAAGACATTTGTAAATCCAAGACGTTGGGGTGCCATGGTAAGAGAAAAACAAATACAAGAACTATTAGAAAACGGTTTAATTCAATGAAAAAAGTTTGGACCATATGGAAATATGCAATAGGTAGTTTTTCAGATGACAAAACTGCTGACTACGATAATCATGTAGCAATTATAAGAACTTTTGTTGTTACAGTGAATGTAGTGTGTGCATTTTTTATTATGGCAAACATAATTCATAATTGGTAATGAGTATATACGATCAGGCCGCAGATAAGGCCAAACAACAACTAGACACAATAAGTCCTACGATGTGTTATGCAAAGTGGAGTCAAGTGTCTATGCATTTAACAAACGGCATGACACATAGTTGTTATCACCCACCTACACATAAAATTCCATTAGAAGAACTAGATAAAAATATTACGGCATTACACAACACAGAAGAGAAAAAAGAGCAACGTAGACAAATGCTCAAAGGCGAAAGGCCCGATGGTTGTAGTTACTGCTGGAACATAGAAGATACAGGTGCAAGAAGTGATAGAGTATATCGTAGTGGAGAGTACTGGGCACAAGAAAGCAAAGAAGATATCATGGATGCTGGTGCCAGTGGCAACATCAACCCACGTTATGTAGAAGTAAACTTTAACCAAGCATGTAACTTTAAGTGTAGTTATTGCAGTCCACATTTAAGTACAGCATGGCAAGAAGAGATAGACGAGCATGGAGAATATCCTACAACTGCTCCACACAATAATATACAAAGTTTAAACAGCAAAGGTCTTATGCCACTTAAAGTAAGACAAGATGACAATCCATACGTTACTGCATTTTGGAAATGGTGGCCTGAAATGTACAAAACATTAAGAGTGTTTCGTATGACAGGTGGCGAGCCACTCATGGATAAAAATACATTCTTGGTATTAGACTATGTATATGATAATCCAAATAAAGATTTAGAATTAAGCATTACATCAAATATGTGCCCAGTCAACGATGCATTGTTTGAAAGATTTTTAACAAGTGTTAAAAAATTAGATGACGTACAACATGGTGCAGAAGTGTATGTTAAAGATCCTCTAGACGGTACTGATTGGCAAACATGGCAACATTATATTATAGGTGAAGATGCTAAACGTTATCATGATAGTGAATTACCTGTTATAGAAAGGCATGAGATACCGCAAACATTTTTACAAGTAGGTCAATGCGAAGAGCAAGACAACAATAGTTTTACATACATATATGAATACAACGATAAAGCATATCATAACTTTAGTGTATTCTGTAGTCTTGATGGTTGGGGAGAACAAGCAGAGTATATGCGTAATGGCATGAAGTTTGATACAGTATGGAATAACTGTCATAGATTTTTAGACGAAACTAGATTCACAAGTATAAATTTTATCAATACATTCAATTGTTTAAGTGTAACAAGTTTTAAAGAATTCTTAGAAGGCATACTAGAACTTAGAGAAAAGTGGAGTAAGGAAAATCAATATGCAATGGGGTGGGAAGTACCAGAACAACGTATATGGTTTGATATTCCTGTATTAAGAAATCCTGCATGGCAAACAATACAAGTGCTACCAAGCGAATATCAAAGTTATTTGGAAGAAGCAATACAGTTTATGGAATCACACAAGGCAAACGAAGACTATGTAGACTACAGAGGATTTAAAGATTTTGAAATAGCAAAAGCAAAACGTAATTTAGATTTAATGAAAAAAGAATTACCACATGAAGAACTTATTAGAAACAGAGCAGACTTTTATAAATTTTTTACAGAACATGATAGACGCAGACACACAAACTTTTTAGCAACATTTCCAGAGATGCACGACTTCTGGTTTATCTGTGAGGAGGCAGATGCATTAAATGGATAAATTACTACAAGCATTAAAGTCAGGTGTGGTAACAATAGTTTTTGAAAAAATAGGCACAGGCGAAATTCGAACAATGCCGTGTACACTTAATCCAGCACTTGGCGACTTCACACTCGAAATTAAAAAGTATGACAGTATGAGCGACACAATTATTATGTATGCATTAGATAAAAATGCATGGCGTGATGTAAGAGTAAACACAATCAAAGAGTGGTACGAAGGCTACCCAAAGGAGACATAATGTTAGACATAGATAGTATAAGAAATACACTTACAACAAATCTAAACGAAGATAAATCAAAAGATGTTGATGTTGATATCAACGTAAATGTATTAGGTGTAAGTAATGGAAAATTTAATGTACGAGTGCATAATTCCACAGTTGCACTTGAAGAAGGCTACTTGGATACAGCAGATATTACAGTAGGCTTTGCAAACAAAAATGTCATGATTGACATGTTTGTAAATGGTGCTAATCCTATGGGATTAGTAATGGGCGGACAAATGACCTTTAATGGTGATATGGCCAAAGGTAAATCACTAAAAGGATTATTTGTAAAATGAGTAACCACCCGGATCTCTTACAATTAAAAACATTGCTTCAAAGTTACGACTGGACATATATGTACAGCGATGATCATAGAGCATGGACTAAAGGACAAAATCAGGCAGACGATATTCGAAGACAAATGGATATATGTTGTGGCCTAGGATTAAGCAACGAAGCAAATGCTTTGTATGAGGAGCACAAACCTTCAAACACACAGAGGTAAAAATATGAAATATGAATTCACAAGCGAAAGTGTAAGTGCAGGACACCCTGACAAAATATCTGATAGTATATCAGATGCTGTCGCAACGTACTTAATAGACGGCAAAGATAATCACAGAGCGGCTGTAGAAACTTTGGTTACTACAAATATGGTTACACTTGCTGGAGAATATAAAAGCGATAAGTTTGATAAAATATATATTGAAAAACTTGTTAGAGCAGTAATTAGAAATATTGGTTACGAACAAGACGGTTTTCACTGGGCAAAAGTTAAAGTGTATAACGAGTTACACGGACAATCACCAGACATTGCATTAGGCACAGACAATTTTGGAGCCGGTGACCAAGGACTTATGTTTGGATATGCTTGTAAAGAAACAGAAGACTATATGCCAAGTGCTATTTACTATAGTCATAAGATTTTACAATTTATTGAAACTGAAAGAAAGAAAGCAAGTACTTGGTTAGGACCAGATGGCAAAGCACAGGTAACAATGGAATATACAGATATAAACACACCAATTAGAGTTGCTAGAGTAGTGTGCAGTCATCAACATGATGATAGATATCCTTTAGAACATACTCGTGATGCTATTAGACAACTAGTAGTAAAAGCACTAAAGGAGTGTAATGCACCAATTGATGATAATACTGAATACTTAATCAACCCTACGGGTAAATTTGTAATAGGAGGACCAGATGGAGATACAGGACTTACTGGACGAAAAATTGTTGTTGATACTTATGGTGGGTATGCTCCACATGGCGGTGGTGCTTTCTCAGGTAAGGACTGCACTAAAGTCGACAGATCAGCGGCATATATGGCTAGATATTTGGCAAAGAACATTGTAGCATTTGGTAAAGCAGATAACTGTACAGTACAACTAAGTTATGCTATTGGCGTTAAAGAGCCAACTAGTGTGTATGTTTATGCAGACGGTGAAGTTAGACCAGACTTGGCACATGAGATACAACAACTTGTAGACTTAACACCACTGGGAATAATAGAACGTTTCGACTTGTTTAAACTTGACTTAACAAAAACAACAAACTACGGGCACTTTGGTAAACCAGACTTACCATGGGAGCACCTAGATTTGTTCTAAATATAATAAAATTTGAGTAAATACATACATGCCACACATAAAGCGAATAGCAATAACAGGACACACAAAAGGTATAGGCGAACAACTTTGGAATAGGTTAGAAGATCGTGGATTTGAATTAAAAGGTTTTAGTAGGAGTAATGGCTACAACTTATTAAAGACAAGTACATGTAAAAAAGTTGTTAGGGAAATCAGCGAATGGAACGCAGATGTCTTTATAAATAATGCGTATGTTCCAGATAATCAAGTGAGATTACTATACTTGATGTATGAGCAATGGCAAGATAGGCCTAGACTTATTGTAAATTTAAGTGCTACTAGTAGTGATAGTATAACTAACTTTAGTCAAATGGGTTACAATCCCGATTGGACACCATATGTTAGTGACAAAGCAAGATTAGATTGGGCAAGTTTACAACTTGCAAATATGTATAAAAAAGGTAAATGCAGAGTCAGTTTAGTAAAACCAGGCTTTGTAGATACGGACAGTACTGCTATGTTTAAAGATTTTGCTGAAGATTATATGATGACAGCAGATAGTGTAGCAGAACAATTAGAGTGGCTTATCGACTTGGGCAAAGAAGTTCAAGTAAGAAACATAAGTTTTGATGTAGGTAATTTTTAATGGGTAGAAAAGTAGGCGAAAGCCATAGAGAATTTAAAGCAAGAATGATTGATCCAGTATCAGAATCATTCTGCGGTGCTAAGTGGCTCAATGCTACTATATGGTTAGGGCACGGTGGAACAACCAGTTGTCATCACCCTCCAGCACACCAAATTGATTTAGAAGAAATAAAAACAAACCCAAGTGCTATTCACAACACTAGGCACAAGAAGAAAATGCGTCAAATGATGCAAGAAGGCACAAGACCTAAAGAGTGTGAATACTGCTGGAAGATTGAAGACATGGGCAAAGATTCAGACGGCAACGAACCTGTATCAGATAGAACATACAAAACAGTTATCTATGAGGATAGCGATTTAAATAAAATTGCCACCCTAGACCCTCAGTTTGATATAAATTTAAAAACATTAGAGATAGCATTTGACAGAACATGTCAACTTGCATGTAGTTATTGTAACCCTGCATTCAGCAGTACATGGGTAAAAGACATTAGAACAAACGGCGGATACCAAGGAATTAAAAGTGATGCAAGAGGTCATTTTATTGACGATGCACCTTACGCCGAACCATTTGATCAAGGCGAAGACAATCCTTATGTAGAAGCCTTTTGGAGATGGTGGCCTGAACTCAGTAGTGAATTAGAAGAGATACGAGTGACTGGTGGTGAGCCACTAATGACGCCAAGTATATACAAACTATTCGATTGGTTTAAAGAAACAGACGATCCAAACAAACATAAAATGCGTCTAGCAATCAACAGTAACTTGATGGCTAAAGAAGTATTGCTTAACAAGTTTATTGATGCAACACAACATATTGATCACTTTCATGTGTATACAAGTTGTGAGGCATATGGTAAACAAGCAGAATATATCAGAGACGGATTAGAATGGGAAATATGGACTAGTCAGTTTGAACGTTTTGCCACAGAGGCAAGATATGAAGGAGTGCATATGATGATGACTATCAATGCATTATGTCTAGACACAATTACAGAATTTTGGGATTGGTGTTTATCAATGAAACGTAAATATGGACATCACGTTCCTGGTATCAGTGTAAACATATTACGTTTCCCTAGTTTCCAATCTCCACTAACATTGCCAGATAGTTTGCGTAAAATGTATCATGATGAGATAAGTGAATGGTTAAACAATGTTAGAGAGAAAGGCGAGAAAGACAAAAACGGAGTAGAACTATTACAACCATGGGAGCAAGATCAAATTAGTAGATTGATTGAGTACCTTGATGTTGTAAAGACCCCACACAGAAATACTGCAGAACAACATTTATTACATCACGACTTTAAAGTATTTTATGAACAGTATGATGCTAGACGTGGTTTTAATTTTAAAGAAACTTTTCCAAGACTTGCAGAATGGTACAACAGCATAGACGTATTAGATATATCAGATGATACTGATATACAAGCACCAGATAGTGTTGGTGTAACTAATACATTATATGCTAAACGTATTGTTACTGAAGATGGTGAAGTTAAAGTAGTCGAAATGAAAGTACGTGGAAGACAAACTGGTGAAAGCCAAGATGACTATGACGACGCAAAATATTTAGACGACGAAGCAAAAAATAAACGTGTAGGTAGCAGTATCGGTTGGGACACAGAAGTTGATGGTCTCGGCGGTGCTGTAGATGAGTAAGTATTACACAATACATTTAAGCAAAACACAAAACGGTGTTGTTGATGACAGCGGTACTAATGTGCTTGGCAAAAAAAGTTTTAATGATACCGACACAACAATCACGTGGTTACTTGACGATACTGCAATAGCAAATCAATTTTATTATATAAACAACAGAGCAATCAACGATCCATATCGATGGTGTCACTGGAATTTTTATAATGCTAATCAAGTTGCAAACATGCATGATTTAATAGATACATTAAATGAAGATATTAAACGTCAAGGTGCAGATGAAAACTTACTAATAAACTACGACGACACAATGGTAGTAATGCATGATAAATTAAACGAAGTTCATTATGTATTTGAAAAACAATTAGTTGACTTACAAGAAGACCCAGACTTTGTTTACACAGAAGAATATCATCCTGAGGTTGAAATACTTGAACGATTAAATAAAACTGTACACGAAATAGAAGCAAACATGGACAAATGGTTTAGAGCCAGAGACATTGAAGAGAAACAATATTTTATAGTGATAAGACATTTTAGTCCAGATGCAGAACAATACTATGAAGATCTAGATGACGAAGGTTATGCACAATTTAAACCTCATTACTATACAGGTGATTTATATTTAGATTTTTATACAGTAGGAAAAGATTTAGGACATGCTTATTCAACAGGTGATTTAGAATTAGTAAAACGTGGTGAAGTAAAACCTCAAAAACTAATTACAGGAAGTGCATGTATAGGGTTAAATGGTAACACATTTAAACAGTACAGTGGTCAGGCAGACAAAGACTTATACGAAATGTATTACTATTGGGCTGACGGTCACAAGGTAGAAGACTATGGTATCAATGTTCGAGACCCACAAAATAATTTAGGCAGAGCTCACTTAGGAGATTTGCAAAACGAAACATGGGAATCTGTGATACAAAAGATAGAGGAGTATCCTTTTATAAGTAATATAAAAGTTTGGGAAGACTAATGCATACACTTGATTTACATGGCACAAGACATCATGCTGTTGATAGCATGGTAGAAAATTTTGTACTAATGAATCAAAGCGAAGTCCCTTTAACAATTATATGTGGTAACAGTCAAATGATGATTGATTTAGTAAATACAGTATTAAACAGGATAGAATGTGAGAATGTAGTAATGGACCAATACGGTGTTATTGTGGTAAGAGAAATATGAGCAACAGAGTAAAACCAATATGGGAAGGTGGTGCTGTACATCCTGATTCACCTAATAAAGTGTTTTGTACTGCTCCATGGACTCACACATATATTTCTCCACAAAGCGAAAGGCGTATGTGCTGTGCTAGTAGAGAAGAACATCAATTTCAAAAGCAGTATATAGATGCAAGTAATGATGAGAGTACAGGCTTATTCAAAGAGTCAGGTACTATTGCAGACTATCAACCAGTAAGTTTAAAAGAACATTGGAATAGTAAGTACATGAGAGACATACGTCTTAAACTACTTGCTGGAGAAAAAATACCTCAATGTGATGTGTGCAATGAAAGTATACTTAGTCAGAGTACATATAGACAATGGTTTACTGGATTTTTATTTCAAAACAAAATAGATCAGTGTTTCGAGGAGACAGACGAAAATGGATTCACTACAATGGACCCTATCTCTTTTGATTATAGGGTTAGTAATTTATGCAATTTTAAATGCCGTATGTGCGGCGAACAACTTAGTTCAACATGGGAAACAGAAAAGAGAACGCATGGTCACTGGACTCCCGAGTCTCAACCGTTTATGGTTCCGGAGAATAAGGAAATTATCGAGAAGTTTCAGAAAGAAGTAGTAGAGGAAGAATTTTGGGAAGCCATTAAGTCAGGCACAGTAGAAGAAATATACTGGGTAGGCGGCGAGCCATTGATGTATGATATACATTGGAAGTCAATGGATAGGCTTAGCGAAGACAATAACTTACACAAAGTACACTTACGTTATAACAGTAATTTAAGTAGAGTAAGATACGGAAAGTATTACTTGTATGATTGGTTACCACAAGCAAAAGACTGGACTATGTGTGCCAGTATAGATGGCATAGGCAAGATCGGAGAGTTTATACGCACAGGATTAGATTGGGAACAATGGGATCAAAACTTTAGAGAAGGTGTAGCATTACCAGGTGGTAATGACAAAATGCTAATGGACTTAACACTAACAGGACCAGGCTTATTTGGATTAAGAGATTTTGTAAACTATGCATTAGATTTAGATGTAAAAATTGAAACAAAGAATATGTTTGCATTCCATCCAGACATTGTGTTTAGTTTTATGAGCTGGCCTAGACATATATTAGACAGAATAGTAAACAGTTTGTTAGATGACTTGCGACCTATTATTACACCTAAACAACAAACAGTTATACATCAGTTAGAATCAATTCTCAACACACCTACGTTTGCTGAACAGTTTCCTGATACACACGAAGATCAATTCTTTAATGGTAGGCAATGGCAGAAAACTATTGCTGATATCAGAAACGATGGCGCACCAGGTGAAGCACTAACAATACAAGACATTTATAAAGAAGACGAAGAATTATATAATTGGTATAATAGAATAGACCCAAAACACAATTCGAGGTAAGCATGATTAGTTGGATAAGATTTGACAAAATCAAGAACCACCCTATTGGAGAACTAAAGATAGGAAATCAATTCTATGAAGTTCAAGAAGGACAAGAATACATAGGCCCAAGATTTAATAATAAAGAGTGGCTTGATAATTACGAAGTAAAAGATTTTGCAACACTATACAAAGGTGCTGAAGCAAATACGTTCTTTAGAATAGGTGATGATACTACTAAAGACAAAGTTGTATACCTAACGTTGGACGACACATTAGATAAACAAATAAGAAGATTAAGAGGTAGCACTCCTATAGTGCATATTATTATACCTGTACATATTTCGTCAATTCAAAAAGATAACTTACTTAAAGACATAGCAGAAACATTTGCTCCTTACAAAGAAGTAAAACTACTTTTCAGTGGTACATGGGATTTGTATACTTCTATAGATCACACAACAGATTTTGATTTAATAGAATATATAAAAGAACAAACACAAAGTATACCGCAAGAACGAATTATAATTTTAAGTTGCAATAAAGAAATAGTAGATAGAACAAAAGAAATTATGCCAAACGTAACAGCATATAATCATAACTGCTACTACAATAGAATAAGGGCATACAATCCTGAAGAGTATATACCTAATAAAAATAAACGTAATAAACATTTTATAAATCTAAATCATAGAATAAAAGATTTTAGAAAAGAACTATATGATTTTCTGCCTGAGGATAAGTCATATAAAACATTAGTAGAAAATGGATTTAGATTGTTAGAAGAAAAAACTAAACTAATGAGGACTCATAATATTACAACGTGGCAAGATAGTCTACCACATACATATTATAATGACTCATATATAAATTTAGTATCTGAAACATTTTTTTATAACTACAACGACTCTTTTATAAAATCAGAATCAGAAAAGCCTCATTGGCATACTGGTATTACAAAGCAACCAGAAGATAAAATTGTTAAGTGGCATTCTGAAAAAACACTAAAGCCTATTTACTTTAGACAAATATTTTTAGTTGCAGGTACATATAAAACACATGAAGTTTTAAAAGAATATGGTTACAAACTATTTGATAATTTTATAGATTACAGTTTTGATAATATTATTTCTGGCAAGAAAAGAATGATTAGTTTAAAAACAGAAATAAATAGACTGCTTAACTTATCATTAGATGAGATACATGAATATTATATATCTAACGAGTGTCAATCTATATTAGAACATAACTATAAATTATTCATGCAGAACAGCGATATAAACATGTCGGAGATGCTACAGCAATGATACTAGTAACATTAGATCATATATTCGAACCTGGTGATGGTGCTGATGCTATGGATAATGATAGAGCGCCAGGCCTTGTTACAGAAAGTCATAGCATGGTAGGTTACCTAGATGGTAATAGACTAGAAGGTTGTATTGTTAAATTTGAAAATTTACAGCATGTAGTTTCAACGGCAACTCTAAATCCAAATACCGATTACTACATAGAGTTTGGACTTAGTGTAAATAATTATTTAGATGGAGGTCCTAATGTTGGGAAACTTGCAGAAGCAATTGAATCAACACAAAACATACATTTACTATTCTCACATGGTTGGGACTTATACAGCAGTAGAGTGTATGGCTGGGTAGAACCACATACAACATTACAATGCGTATTTGATAGAATTGCTTTACATAAAAAAGCATTTAAAAACATAGACAACGAACGTATACATTATTGGGTAGGAAATACTGCTGAAGTAAAAAAATTACAAGGACATTTTCCATTAGCAGATGTAAGGTACTACAGCATTTATCCAATACGTATGATTGCAAAGCAGTACGAAAATCACTTACCATTTTATAAAGCACCCGCTACTACAACATCAAGAACAAAACATTTCTTATGTATGAATAACTATGCTAAGGCGCACAGGACTGATACTGTAAAATATATTATAGATGCTGAGCTTGAATCCAAATTTAATTTAAGTTATTTAAAACCAGATGATGAGTCTTTGCAAAGAATACTAGACGGCAAATTTGAAATGAATAATATTGAGCAATGGCAAGATGTTGTTTCTCATGATATAGTAAACGATTCTTATCTCTATATTGCAACAGAAACACATTGTAATCCAGTTTGGAAATTTGGCAGGCACGATGATCAAGATTATGAATATGATACTGTTATTTTTTCAAAGACTGATAAAGAAAAATGGCAGAGCATGGAAATACCAATTGACGGTTGGATATCAGAAAAAAGTTTAAAGAGTATGTATTATGAATTACCTATAATGATTGTAGGCTTACCTGGGCAATTAAAAGTTTTACAAGACTTAGGGTTTGAAACTTTTCCAGAGTTTTATGATGAGTCATACGATTCAATATCTTACTACGGTGAGAGATTTGATATAATAAAACAAAACATACATAGGTTATCAAGCACACCTATAGAAGAAATACATGAACTCTACTATAGTGATAGTGTACAAGACAAACTACAACATAACAAACAACAGTTTATTCAAATGGTTAAAAACGATCCATATATGCGGTTTTATGATTATACTAATCGTAATAAAAATAACTACCTAGAAAAATTCCCTACATTTTCTGAGTACCAAGATAAAGTTTTCAAATAATATAAGTCAATATATAGAGTTTTTGTAAAATTCTATTGATAAATATACAAGTACTCGATACACACAATAACATTTAGGAGATGAAAATGGCCTCAATCGGATTCATCGGAGTAGGCAAGTTAGGACAAGCCTGCGCCGAGATGGTCGCCGAGGTCCATGATGTTGTTGGTTATGATGTCAATCCAGTAAAGCCTGAAAACTTTATAATGGTTGACAATATGGAAGATGCTGTAAAGGGACAAGACATTGTTTTTATTGCGGCACCTACACCACATGACCCACAGTATGATGGAAAGGCACCTACCAGCCATTTACCTAACAAGGACTTTGACTACAC